ACGTACTACGGGTGGTAGTTCTTCTAATAATGAAGCGAAGATAGTTATGCATAATCATTCGAGTAGACCTTCTGGAGAGCCTACTTATTTGTCATGGTCCAAAACTGCTAATCTTACAATGAATGCAACAACAACAGTTACAATAACAGATAATGCGGTGTTAAATGCAATAAAAAACGGAACAATGAAAGGATTTGGTCTTAAACATACTTTCGATAAAGATCATTATATGAAATGCACGGGAGTTATGAAGGCTACAGTAACTTATACAGATTAGGAGGTATTATATGAATGAAATTTTAAGAGATTTTACGTTAAATTACAATTTAGAAAATTCTAAAGTAACAAACGAAAATGGGTATATTTGTTTTTATAATTCAGATGAAAATATATCAACTTTATTTATTAAATTGCAAGCTACAAATTCAGAAGGCTTACTTTCTTTTTTAAGGGTTTCAGAAGCTACTAATCATAATCTTACCTTAACAGTCAAAAAACCTAAAAAAAATGAAAAAGTAGATAAAGTAGGAGTCTTGCAAACTGGAGAAGATGATGATGTAGCTATATTTAGATTTGATTTGCCTTCTAAATTTACAAATCAATCAGGTGATTGTATAGGTGAATTATTAGATGCATTTACAGAAAATGGAGTGAGTAAAAAAGCCACAAGTGATATTTTTCAATATAGGGTAAAGGCAAGTTGTATGAAAGATTTAACAGAAGAACCAATTCAGCAAAGTTCAGTTAAATTAAATACAGCTACAGAAACTATGACTTTCAGTAGTATAAAATTAAATACAACTACTGAAACTGCAACCATATAAACAGGAGGTGGATTTAAATGACTGAATATATATCAACTGAATATATATCAAAAGTTCAAGATGAAGATACAGGCAAAATAGCATATTTTAAAGATAGTAAAGCTCGTGAAGATATAGAAACACTTAATTTGCAATTTAAAGATATTACGAAGAATAAAGTCGATAAAACAAACTTAGAGTATATAAATGTTTTAGATTTAGGAATAGCACCAAAAGTAAATTTTGATAATACGTCTTTATTTAATGATGCTATAAATAAAGGAATAAAAAATTTTTATTTTCCGCCAGGTATATATGAACTTAATTTAATAATATCTACTCCTTACATACGAATCAAAGGTGGAGGAATAGGCAAAACAATATTTAGTCCTCATATAGACAAAGATGTTATTAATCTACAATATGTAGACAATTCAATAAATAATTGTGAGATAAGAGATATAGAAATAAAAAATAAAGAATTCACTAATAATAATGGATTATCAATTAATGGTAATGATAAAGGAGTAAATGCTATCAATGATAATCATTATTTAAAAAATTTGAAAATTTCAAATTTTTTAAATGGGATTTTTATTAAAGACAGAACAACGTTTAGTAAGTTTGAAAATATCGAAGTTAGTAACAACTACAATAATGGAATTAGAGTAGATTCTATAAATGCTGCTACTTGTTTTAATGGTAATGGTTTTTATAATATCGTTATGGCGCATAATATAAATGAAGGTTTATATATTAATACAACACGTAATGGTGCCGATTTTTCTCATATTGCTCTTACGAATAATTTTATCAATTGTGATGTTGAAGATAATGCTAATAGTGAGAACACTACTAGATTTTACGGTATATATGTTACAGATGTAGACAATATAAATTTGCAAGGATGCTATATTGAAAACAACGCTCAAAAATCTGATAATGGGATAAATTTATATTTTGATGGAGCATTTTGTAGAGGAATTAATATAAGTGGCACATTAGTATGGGGTTCAAAATATGCTTTAAAGGTAACTGATAAATGTAAGATATTAAGTGGAGAAGTTTCAGCAAGTAATAAAATTAGAGGTATCATAGATATAAATGATAAACCACATAACTCTGAAAGTGGTTTCATTATCGGATGCGCACTAACAGAAGGTTATGATAATGTAAAAAAATTAGACAAAGTCCTATTAGCAAATAGTTCTACAACTTTAAATCCCTTTTCAATAGGAATTTCGCATGATTCTACTGCTACTCCTAGCGTAAAGAGAAGTAATTATATTACAACATTTACTTCTAATGAAATAACAAATTTCACAGATGGAGTATTAGGACAAATTGTGATTGTACGACCATATGGAAATGCTATATTGACATTTAATAATGGAACTTACATTCAGTTAAAAGACAATAATACATGCACAATAAAGTCAAACCAAACCATAACTTTCATGAAATATGGTGATAAATGGGTAGAGTTATTTAGAAACGTATAATTTAATTCACAATTTAAAAAAATTGCGCACTTAATTATATTAACTTGAAAGGGGGTGTACTTTTTATGACTACAACAGAGTTAATAAAACTTTTAAAAAGTATAGAAAAAAGCGTAAGTGGTAGAAGCAGAGAAATTAACTTTAGAATAAATAATGAAGTATTTTTTAGTCCAGATGTAAAAATAAGTGGAACTGGAGATGGATGTGCTGGAGCAGAAGTAACCTTAAAAATTATAGATACAACAGAAGAAATGAAATGAAGTTAAATAAATAAGATCATAGAGCAGTTATTAATTAGCTGCTCTTTTTTATTAAAAAATTATAAAAGTGTAATCTTTTCCATACTTTTGCATAGAATTAAGTAAAAGGAGGTTGAGATTATGAAAAATAATAAAACCGTAATCCAATTGAGTTTTAAAAATAACATGGATGATAAACTTTTGTTATCTTGGCTAGAAGACAAATTTGCAGAATATGGTAATAAGAGTAATTATATAAAATACATTCTTAGAAAAGAAATGTTAAAAGAATCAAATAAGTTTACTCAAAAAGTCAAATAAAAAGGCAAGTCCGAACCAGAATAATGCTTCGCCCATTTTTATCACCTCAGTTAATTCATATTTAATTATTATTTTAAACAGAAGGGAGATTTTTATACATGAAATCTTATAGTTTTAAGGAATATAAATTAATATCAGAAAATGATTATACTTTAATTGAAAAATTTCTTAATAACTTAAAGATAAATAAAAAAGAATACAAGAAAATCATTATTTTAATAACTATTTTTATGAATAAAAATTTAATTTCCTATTGTATGACTACAGAAACTGAAATATCAAATGTAGCTACTCAAATTCTTAGCTTATTAATGGTATTTGCTAAGTATGGTTGTATGTGTATGGGAATTAAAAGCATAATAGAAAATGCGCTTCAAGGGGCAGATTTTAAGCAAGCAACAACATCTGGAATGCAATATTTCCTAATTTATATATTATTAAGTTTTTATCCAAAACTTTTTTCTATGATTAAATTTTAGGAGGTATTGATATGGAAGAAAAATTAAATCAAGTTATAAATATTTTAGATAATATTTTACATCCGATAGAATATTTTAAAGAAACTGGATATGAGCTTTTAGTTGCTATACAAAATCTATCTTTTGATATATGTCTTGTAGCAGGTTTTATAGCACTTTTATTATATGTATTTGGATATAAAAACGGCAAGAGATGGGCATTTATGATACCTTGTATATATATTATCCTTAATATAGTTATAGGAGCGATTACACATGCTTAAAAGCATTCCTATAGCAAAATATTTTGAGATACAAAGTCAAGAATATGTATATCTTAAATTAATACCAAGTAAATCAATTAGGAATAATAGGACTTATTCTATATTGGATCTTGTAAATAAAATGTATCTCAACATTAATAAGCTCATAAAGATAGAAGATAATAAATTAATTATAAGAACACAATTAAAGGCAAGTTATTATATTCACATAACAAAAGAAAAAATTAATTTTTACTTTATCGTTCCTAAATTATTTTATTCTAAATTTAGAGTAAAATTTAAAGAAATTTGGAAATCAGTAGAAATAAAAGAAGTTAATTCTATACCAATTATAACTGGATCACAATATCAATTAATCTATAAAAATAAAGATTTTCTATCTACTTCTACAGATATGAGAAATAACGATTTGTTGTCAGCTAACTTGTCTGCTGTAGAATTATTACAAGATGGAGAAGAAGCTGGAATATTATATAATTTTCTTCCTACTTCAGAAAAACAATGCAATTATTTTAAATCCACTTGTCAGAAATTTATTAGAGAATATAAAAACACAAATGTAAAATACACATCAAATGCAATATCTAATTTAATTATTAAAATATTATCTTATAGTATAGATTTTATTAATTCGACTTTAAATTTTTTATTTGATGTAAAACAAGTGGATAAACAAATTAACTTTAATAAACTAAGTAACAATACAAATAAAAAGGCTACTTCTGATATATGTAAAACACAAATTATACTATCTAGTAAGGCTAAAACAACCAATAGGGAAAAATCTATTATAGATACAATATCAAATTCCTATTCAGTTATAGAAGATGACAATAAATTTATATGTAAGAAAATCAAACATAACATAAGAAACTTAAATACATCTATATATGAATGCGGTAATTTTATAGCACTTCCAGGAGCTGATATAATACAACAGTTTCCACAAATTAACCATAATAGAGTGTATAATAAAGATTTTCCTAAATGTCTAGCTACAGGGGATATATTAATTGGAAATTCTATAAAAAATATGCCTGTATATTACTCTACGGACAAAGAAATAAGTAGACTTGGAAGAGTATTAATTGGAGGTATGGGATGTGGTAAAACACATTATATGCAAAATCTAGCTAAATCTATAATAGCAAAAGGAGATGGCCTTGTCGTATTAGATATAATAAGAGATTGCAATTTAGCAGAATCTATTAAACAAGTAACTCCGAAAGACAGATTAATAGAAATAGATTGTAGTAACCATACACAATTACAAGGATTTTGCTATAACGAATTGATATGTAATAGTAGTGATAAGTATAGAAAATTAGCTAAATGTATGGAAAAAGGTACACAATTACACATTTTACTTAACACTATTAATTCTGATACTAAATTAACTCCTAGAATGTTACGTTATTTTTATGCTGCTTGTACCGTAGTATTTTATAAGAATATTAATGCTAGTTTTAAAGAGATAATAGAGGTGCTAATATATCCTGATATTCGTAAGAATATTTTAGAAAGACTTTCAGAAAGCGAAATAAAATTATTATCAGACGAAATTAAAGATTTATGTGACTTAGATAAAGTTAATAAGAATGGAACAATAGAAAATTATGATAGTAAAATAGACGGTATAATAGATAGAATAAGCATGTTAAAAACTAATCTATATACAAAACTAGCATATAATACACAAGGAAATAATAATATAGACTTTGTAAAAGCATTAGATCAAAATAAAGTGATTATTATAAAAGCTAGAGAAGAAGATTTTACAAATAGAAATATTAGAGATTTAATAGCTACATTTTATCTTTCTAAAGTATGGCTAGCAAAACAAATAAAAGCAAATACACGCACAGAAATATTTATAGATGAAATCAATTTATTTCCTACAGCACAAATTATCTTACAAGATATTCTTACAGAATGTAGAAAATATTCTTTTATTCCTACTATAAGTTTACATTTTTTAGATCAATGCAGTAAAAAATGTAAGAATGCTATTTTAAGCAGTGGATGCAACTTTTTATTACTTGCTGGAGCAGATGTAAAGTGTTTTATTGAACTTAAGGAACTGTTTAATAAGGAAGGTTATACAGAAACAGATTTATTAGAGCTTAAAAGATATCATGCTCTTTGTTTAATCAGAAATGAAGACAATGTTTATTCTGCATTTGTGGTAAAATTGCCAAAATAAAAGGAGGTTATTCCTCCTTATTTTTATATAAATTTATATAATTTTATATACTAGATAAAAATGAATATAGTCTATCCAAATTGCTATAACCTTGATATAACCGCTTTGCATTTATTACGGTCGCTGTCGCTACTTCATAAACGCTTCGCATATCATAGCATATGCAAATATATATATAAATATTACTAATTAACAAAGTTTTAACACTTAAATTATAAATATTAGGAATATGTTCCGATTGCAAATTTGTTATTGGGAATTTACACTATAATTGTAGATAAAATAATTTCTCATTTGAAACCCCAACGAGCAAAGGAATCGGTTTAATAACCTTTTCCGGAAAGGACTTACTTTTAGAGTGGGTCCTTCTTTTGCTTATTGGCTATGAAAGAGGGTGATTCCAATGTGGACTTAATAAAAAAACATTTATATTTTAATCGAATTTTAATTTTAAAAGTTATATATGTATATAGGGGTATGAAACTATAACTGTGGATTAATAAGAAAACGTACTTTGACAAGTGAATATAAAATTTATTACTTAAAATAACTTTAACTGTGGATTATATAACTTTAATTGTGGTATAATTAGGTATATTTATTTCAGGGAGGAACTTCGTAATGAGTACTTTTAGTGATAATTTTAAGTTGACAGATGATAAAAAATTAAAAAATTATTTGTATGTTTATCATTTATTGTTAAATTCAAAAGAACAACACTCCTGTGCTACTTGTAAACATAATATGGTTACAGAAATATATCAAGTTGGAGGAGTAAAAGATATTGATGTGAAATGCAAATTCAATATTAAAAGAGGAAGTTGTGTATATTATAAATGCAAAAATGAAAATTTCGAAGAAATTATAAGAAATATAAAAGAGTTATTGGTGGTGAAACATATACATTTACTACAGCATTTAGTTGGAATGATTTCGTAGGAAGTACAAAATTAACAGAAGGTTTTGGAGTAGATATTCCACAACTACTAGAGGTATTAGAGAGTGATAAATTTTAATTCACTCTCTTTTCTTTTCCACAATTAAAGTTATATACCCAGAAAATTGAGAGGTATTAATATGCAAACAGAAATAATTGTTGCTATTATAGCATTTATAGGAACTTTAGCTGGTTCTTATTTTGCAAATAGTAAAACTACTGCAGTAATGCAAGAACAAATCAAAGGTATAAAAGAAGATATAAAAACTTTATCAACTAGAGTAGATAAACATAATAATTTAGTAGAAAGAATGGCAAAAGTAGAAGATTCAACAAAGTCTGCACATCACAGAATAGATCACTTAGAAGAATAGGAGGTTAATTATGATAGATTTAAATGTTATTAATAGTTATTTAGTCATTGGAGTTGTATTAGGTTGTTGTGGAATAGGATATGTTATAAAAACTAGCTTTGATTTTATTCCTAATAAGTATATTCCTTTCATAATGGCTGTATTAGGTGTTGTATTAAACATAGCAATATCTAAATCATTTGATATGAATATTTTCTTAGGAGGGCTTTTAAGTGGGCTTTCTAGTGTAGGGTTGCACCAAAGTTTCAAGGCTTTAATTGAAAATAAATAGGAGATGATATAATGTCAATAGTAAAACCAACAATAGTTGAAAAATGGCAAAAGAAAAACAAATATGGTAGACCTGGAACTCCATTAAATTACACAAAAGTAGCAATTCACTATACTGGTGAAGCAGATGTTAAAGGTTCAGCTACAGTTAACTATTTTAACAACGTAGTTGCAAATGGAACAAAAGTTAATGGTAAATATGTATATGCATCAGCACATTTTGTTATTGATCTAGACGGAACTATTTATCAACTTATTCCAACTGATGAAAGATGCTATTGCACAAACTCAGCTAATAGATATGCTATAGGTATAGAAGTTGCCACAACAGGGCAAGATAATCATTACACAGATGCTACATATAAAAGTATGGTTCATTTATGTGCATGGTTATGCGACAGAAAAGGATTAGACTGTAAAAAAGATATAATAAGACATACAGATGTGGTGGGTAGAGCATATAAATTATGCCCAATATATATGGTTCTTAATCCTTCAAAATACGCTCAATTTAAATTGGATTGTTATAATTTAAAAGCAGGAAAGATAAAAGTATCAGATATAGTTAACTGTACTAATGGGAAAGGAAAAGTCACAGTTATACCTACTACTGCTACTACTAAAACTAAATACATTAGAATATTAAAAGATGTAAATATACATAGCAAAGCTGATTTTAATTCAAGCAGTGTGGTAGGTAAAGTTACCGCTGGTGGAGCTTATACTGTAGTAGAAACTATAAAAAGAACTGGAACAGATATGTATAAATTAAAATCAGGAGTATATATCACTGCCAACCCAAAATATGTAGAAGTATTTGAAAAATAATTCTATCGGACGCGACCGATAGCGACCGATAATATTAAAAGCTAGGGGATACTCTCCTCTAGCTTTTTTATTTTAGACAGCAAAAAACCACTCTAATGGCGATAAGGGTGGTTTTTAACATAAGTTTATAATCATTTTTCAAAGGACTATCACTCTAGTGCAAAGTATATTCATATCGTCTATATCTCCTTAATGTCAAGTATTTCATACCCCCATTTATTGAATGCATATTCTTGCCATTCATATATTTTATTTAAACGTTCTTCGCTAAAAAATGTTTGTTCTTTATACCATGTAAGCATGTCTTTATCATGTTTGCTAAAATTATAGCTATCGTACATTGGTACAACATTCCAAATTTCATGTTCTCCACCTTTAGAAAGTGGTGTTATATGGTCAATATTTCTATGTTCTCCTTTGCCGCCTATATATTTACCACTATAAGCACATTTCCAATCAAAATAATTCATCATCTCAAACCATTGATTACTTGTTATTCCATTACCTTGATTTTGTTTTCTCATTCTTCTTTTACTACCAGCATTAAATTGATTTACTTGTCCTTGTGATGTTTTATAATATTGCTTATTATATTCTAGTATTTTATCTCTATTATCTCGATAATATTGCCTTTTTTGTTTTAGTATTTTATCTTTATTATTTTGTCTATATTGTTTGTTCAGTTCTGCTATTTTATCTTTATTATTTTCATAATATTGTTTGTTCAGTTCTGCTATCTTTTCTTTATTATTTTGTCTATATTGTCTGTTACATTCTAGTATTTTATCTTTATTATTTTCATAGTATTGCTTTATTTTATATTTGTTATTTTGTCTATATTGTTTGCTACGTTCTAATATCTTATCTCTATTTTGTTCTCGATATTGTTTCTCACATCTTTTACATGAACTTCTTAATCCGTATTTGCCTCCTTTAGTTTTTCTGAAATTATTTGTATTTGCTACTAACAACTCACCACATTTAGTACATCTTTTGAATACATATGGTATATTCACGATTATCCCCCCTAAAAAAGTAGCCACTCCCTACCAAAGAGTGGCTTATCAAAGTAACCTTTTTCACTCAAATGCCGATAAGAGTGGTTCATTAAAATAATATGCTATAGAACTACCACTCTACTGGCAATAGAATGTAGTTCTATACCGCTCTAGTGATGATAAATAGAGTGGTAATATAATTACTTTTTAATTTATTCAGAACTATCACTCTACGGACAATAGAATGTAGTTCTCTTTTTTCCACTCTAACGCCAATAAGAGTGGTTCGCATAAATAATAGTTAATACTTCAAGAACTTCCACTCTACTACCAATAGAATGTAGTTCTCTGATTACTCAAATGCCAGTAAGAGTAATCTTTAATATAAGTTTATAATCATTTTTCAAAAGACTATCACTCTAGTTCCAGTAGAATGTAATCCCTATATTTATATAATATCACAATTTGTGATACTTAAACTATTTTTTACTTCTAATAATTTATTTTATTTGCCATTTTGCAACTCCGTTTTAATCTTTGTTTAACTGGAATATATTCTTTTACAGTAGTAGTGTTGTAGTAGTAGAAGCATGGAGAGGGTTTTAATCCTTGTTTAACTGGAATATATTCTTTTACAGCAGCTCTATTAATTAAATAAGTAGAAGCATCTAATCGTTTTAATCCTTGTTTAACTGGAATATATTCTTTTACTCGTAATAAATAAGATTAAGTAATACCAAAGTTTCTAATGGCTTTATATATTATAAAATTGTTTTAAAAACTAATATAAATTTGAAAATAACATATTCAATAAGGTATTAACATATACTTCTAATTCAGTTATACTAATCAATACAAGGATTGAACTAATAGTATCTCAATAATTTTTTAGTAACAGAACATATTCCAATCAACAAGGTTCCTTCTTCAATGGATTCCCTTTTGCCTAAGCTACTCGAGTTTATACAATCCTCAAAAGGCATTAAATCGGGGTTAAACCTCCCTACATACCGAACTAATCTTGCTAGTGATTATTGTTCAGTTTTATAATTTGCTAAATTAATTGCTGCATTTAAATCCCTATCAATTACAGTACCACATTCAGGACAAATATAAATTCTATCACTTAATTTCAAGTCTTTTTTAACATGACCACAATTAGAACAAGTTTTACTGCTTGGGAAAAATCTATCTGCTTTTACTAATTCAATTCCTTTAAATTTGCATTTATAGTCAAGTTGTCTAGTTATTTCATATAGCCCTTGTTTTCCTATCGCTTCAGATAGATGTTTATTTTTCATCATACCTTTGATATTTAAATCTTCTATAACTATTTTAGCTGGGTTCATATTGACTATATCAGCAGTTATATTGTGGTTGTAGTTATTTCTAATATTAGCAAGTCTTTTGTGTAGTTTATTTATTTTCTTTTCAAGTTTTATTATATTATTTGTTTTAATATATTGTTTTCCTTGTCTATTTTGTTCGTATTTTCTGCTTACTTGTCTTTGTAGCTTTTTAAGTCTTTTTTCTATTCTCTTAATATGTGCAGTTTTATTAATATTTTTATATTTTTTACCTGTACTAAGAATAGCGGTATCTTTTAATCCTAAATCAATACCAATTATTCCATTAAGTTCGGAACTAATATTTTCAGCTTCTTCAACTCCTACTGATATATACCAATTAAGTCCGTCAAAGGTAACTCTTGGATTACTGTATTTTTTTACAATAGGTACATAGTTTTTTCTGCTTAACTTCACCATACCAATTTTTGGCAACCTAACTTGATTTTCGTTAAATCTAATTGATTGATATTTAGGCATAAATGAAGGTGTTGAATGTTTTTTGCTTTTGAATTTTGGATAGCCTACTTTCTGACCTTTTTTACAGCCTCTAAAAAAGTTTTTAAATGCAGTACAGGCATCTGTATATGCTCCAACAAGCGCCATACTATCAACTTCCTTTAGCCAACTATACTCATCTTGTTTTTTTAAAGCAGTTAGATATTTACTCATACCCATAGCACTTATGAATTTTTCTCCTTGTTCTCGTCTTTCCTTTTGGAAAGCTAAACACCAGTTATATATGAATCTAGTACACCCAGCAGTCCTGAACATCAATTCTATTTGTTCTTTTGTAGGTTCTAGTCTTACTTTATAATTTTTTATCATTTTTGTCACCTCCTTATATATCTATTATATAACTTTTATATATAAAAATCAAGCAAAAAGTTATATAACTTGACTATAATTTTTATATATAGTAAGATTTTATAAAAAAGGAAGTGATACTATGGCAGTTAAACAAAGTAAAGTCGGAGTGCTTATAAATATGGATAGGGAATTAAAATCCAAATTAGAAGAATTAGCAAAAAACGATTGTAGGTCTTTAACAAATTTAATTAATAAAATTTTAAATGATTATATTAATAGTAAATAAACAAAAAAGCTAAGGCTATCTGAAACCTTAGCTTATCTTTTTAATCAGGCATTTCTTCTTCCATTTTAAGAAGACTTTCTCTTACAATTCTTTGGTCTTCATTTTCTTCTTTTGTTAGTTCTGTATTTTCTATTTGTCTAACAACTTGTGAAACATCACCGATATTTACATTAACTTGTATATTGTTGAAGTCAATTTGTTTTAGGATATTCCATTCGCTTAATATTACTTGTATTGCATCATTTCTGCTTGATAAATCTCTTTCTGCTTGAAACTTGCTTATCATATCCCAAAAATTTTCTTCTATATATACTGTACTTGATTTTTTTGCCATAATTAATCACCTTTAAAATTTTAATTTTGCAAACTTAAATAATCCAATTGCAGTAGCCATTTGAGAATTATCAACTCTATCAAAGTCATCAGAAGGTTCAAGATTTAAAGAAGTTCCACCTGCTAAATATAACTTCATTTCATCTTTGTTTATCCAATTTTCTTCTACTATTTGATTTACTTTTTCAGAACCTAATTTATATGCTTTCTTTTTAAGTAGATCATAATCATCAGAACTATCTATTTCGTTTACACTTTTTGCAATTCCACTTGCCATTAAATTATCTTGTATTATTTTTAGCATTGTACTATTTCCGTATTCAACAGTATTAGATAATCTATCGTTAAATTGGAAACCTTTATCAAAATATGATAGTTCCATAGTTCTGAAACCAACGTTAACAAGTCCTACTGGCTTATCTTTATTTACTTTTCCATTAATAGCATAGTATAAAGCCGCATCGCCCTCTCTAGCGATTGTTACATCTTCTATAAATATTTTCTTAGTTGCATTTGTTATATTGTCTTTTATAGTGATTGTTTCGCCTTTATATGTATTTACTATGTCAGCTAATACTGATTTTTTATAGTTTTTATATGGAACTCCAAATACCACTTTTACAGTATCTTTTACTGCTATATCGTTTAATGCTGATGCAAATAATATCTTCATAGTATCACTTGTTTTTGAATCTTGTGAATTTCTTATAGAAGAATAAGATTCTCTTTCTGCTAATAAACCAACGAAATAGTCTTCACCTTCTATATTTAAGTATTTAGGTTTTTCGTAATTTTCAAAGTCAACTTTACCTGAACGTCCATCACCATATACTGACTTAAATATTGTTTGTTTTGCCTCTCCATCTACTTCTGTATAAGCCTTAATGTAACCTCTACCGCCATCAAAGCCTATAAATTGAACATCTTTTTTAGCCATATATAAATCCCTCCTAATATTAGTTGATATTTTAATAATATCTTAATTAAAGTATATTATAAAAAAATACAAAAGTCAATAAAATAGTTTAAATATTAATAACATCTTAATTATTGTTTAAATTTTGTTAATATATTAATATATATTTTAGTTAATATTTTATTAAAATGTTGTTTATGGTTAAAATAATGTTAATATCTTAACTAATATTATTATTTTAGAATTATATATTGATTTTTGTTTTTTAAAGTGATACACTTTTTAAAAAGAGAAGTGACACACTTTACAGATAGGAGGTTTTTTATTTGGCTGTTTCAAAAGACAATACAAGAATAAATGTGAAACTCTCAAAAGCAGACAAGGCTCTTTTAAAAGAGTTAATGGAAAAGGAAGGATATAAATCAATGTCAAAATTTGCAGAGAATATCCTTATTAATTACATGAAAAATAAAGAAAAATAAACATAAAAAAACCTACTTTTTGATCGCGCCAACAATCAAATTGTACAGAAACTGTAGCAAAGTAGGTCTATCTTGTATCACATATATCAATGTTGTATTTATATTATATCATGCATTCATTATATTTTCAATTCTAAGATAGGCAAAACTGCTACAAGAACATAAAATCCAACGTATAAGGGGAGATAAAAATGCAAAAAAAATCAGAGAATGCAGTTATTTATGAAGGCATATTAAGTAAAGGTTATGGAATATCACCCAAAATGGTAACGACAGATAGAAATCTTACCATTGAAGCAAAAGCAATTTATAGTTATATATCGTCATTTGCAGGTAACGGTGAAAGTGCTTTTCCTGAAGTAAAAACAATTTTATATCATTTAGGTATAAGTGAAAATAGATACTATAAACACTTTAAACTATTAGTGAAATATGGATATATAGAAGTCCAAAAACGTAGAAAATACGATGAGGATTTAAAAAAGTGGACTGCTGCAAGTAATCTATATATTATCAAACAAGTAATCGAAAAAAAAGAAGACTGTATTAACGATTCTGATGTGGCAAATATATCGAAAAATCAACCGAAAAAAACAAAGTCAAAAACGAAAACAAATAACGATAGACCCATTGATAATACTATATCTTCTGAATCCATTAATTTTGAAGGTGTTCAAAACGAAGGCATTCAAAATGAAGGCATTCAAAACAAAGGGGATATTATTAATAACAACAGTTCTTTTAATAACAATTTTAATAACGTTGTTGTTAACAACGAAGAAAAAGTAATTGAATTATATAAAACCTTTAAATTAGAAAAAAAGTTTACACCACATGCAAAAAAATTACTTCAGTTGTATGCAAGTAAATTTGATTTAGATGTATTTGAACAAGTGTTTATTTCTGCTAGCTCTGATACTGTATTAAAAAAATATGCATATATAAAAAGAGTATTCGAGGTTTTAGACCAAAAAAATATTAAAACATTGGAAGATTATTTAAAAGATCAAAAAAGTTTTAAGAAGCAAGATAAAACTTCAAAGAGTATTCCAAATACAGTAAAAACAAAATATCACGATACATTTAATGAACACTATAAAAATTATACATCTGATGAATTAGACGATAAGCTTAGACAGTCTAAATCTAATAACAATAATAATTTAGAAGAACAATTATATTTAGCAGCAGTTGAAAATGGTTTTAATTCTTTAAGCAATTTGTCACAAAGTAGAGTATTACATTATGCTACAGAAAATAATTTAGATATTCCAAAATAAGTGTGGTGATAATATGCTAAAGATAAGAATTACATATAACTATGAAAGACCAGAAGAATTGGAAGAGGCTTATAAAAGCAGAGGTAAAAGTAAGTATTCTAGCATCTATTTAGATGTTGAAATAAAAAAATAAAATAAAAAAGTCGCCCACACAAAGATGAGCGACCCTGGAAGTTACAACTATGTTATAACTAACCGTAGCAAGTAAATTATAACATAGTTTTTCTCCAGGAGGAAGGGGAAGAATAATGAGAAGACATAAAGTCAAAATGTTCGACGATAATATGAATTTAGAAAAAATATTTTTTGTCGATGTATTGTCAGATGAAGAAAAGGCAATAAAAAGAAAAGAGGAAGAAATAAAAGATTTTTTGTATTCTAATCCAATTTTAAGATCACTTGCAATTAAAATTTTAGATTGGAGGGGTTGGAATGCAAAATGATAGTATAGAAATATTAGATAGAGATAAAAAAACAAAAGCAACTTATATTTTAAGCAAAGAAGAACATTTAGAAGGATATAAAGAAAAAACTGAATATAATTCATGGCTTGAGGTTGTATTTGCCCTTGTAATAAAATTTTGTAGAATTAGCTTATATTTAGTTATTAATCTTTTAAAAATGCTTATAAAGGTCATAGAGGGATTATTTTTAAGAGATTATGAACCTTTTAAACCTATTAGTGATGTTTATAAAGAAAAACAAGATAAAAAAGTAGAAGATTACATTAAAAGAAACACAAAACCGCATGCAGTAACTTCACACAACTACGAGTTTATTAGAAGTAAAGTATTTGCTCGTAACTATCTAAAAATAGATAAATTACTTTCTAATTGTGCAAAGCATGATGCGGAAATGAACGAAGATCTATATAAAGACATTATGAAAAGAATAGATATTATCATTACAGAAGCAGAAAGACAAGCACATGCAGAAGGATATAAATTTGCAAAGAAAACTAGATATAAATTTGAAAGCACAGAGGAATTTGACAAATATATTGAAGATAGAGTTTTAAGAGGGGAGGATTATCGTGAATATAACAGAGAGCAACTGGAAGAACTTGATGAAAGATACAATTAAAGATTATTTATTTATAGATGAAGATGCTGTTCCAGTTACAAACTTTGATGATTATTACATAACTAGTTTTGGAAGAGTATTTAGCAGCAAGAAAAGATTTGAGCATCAAACACTAGATAAAATTGATTATGGAAGTGTTGTTTGGAAAGAGCTGAAAGTTTTTTATACTCATAGATATAAAACTGTAACATTGGTCCAAAATGGTAAAAGAAAAAATATTCCAGTTCATAAATTGGTTTACGAAGGATTCTTTGGAGCATATAATACAAGATTTTTTAAAATAGTATTCAAAGATAATAATCCTGAAAATTGTAGAAGGTCCAATCTAAGATTAGAGTTTAGAAATAAATCTCAAAAGACTTTAAAAGAGTATGAAAGACAACAACGATTATATGAATTACTAGGGTAAATCTCCACTACCCTAGTGGATTAAAAACAATATAAAAAATGCTAAAGCCTCTACTCTAAATAAAAAATAGCTTTTAAGAGAGACAGGGACTATTATAAAAACAGAGAGAGGTTTTAGCTATTGATTTTTAAATAATGATAGTGGGTAAGAGCGACAGGGACAATCGACATGACAGGGACTATTTTTGCCGACTATTTAGGTTTTAAAGTTGAATGATATTAATTAGAGAAGGGGTAAGAAAAATGAAAAATAATAACATTAAAAAATTAGTTGAACAATGGGAAATTAAAAAATTTCTAGAGCCATTTGAAGGAGAAAAAGTTAGTGTATATGTATTAACTATTTCTGGAGTGGATTTTAGCATGTCAAATGCAACTGTAAAATATACAGATGATATTATTGAATTTAAAACTAAAAACTGTAAAACAAATATGGTTATTCAAGCGATTAAAAGTTTAGAAATAGATGAAACAACAGAAGTTGCCAGAGTTAAGGCTAAAACTGAAAACGGAACTTTTGTAAAATTTACTTATAAAAATATATAGGAATATGTTCCGATTGTAATTGGAAATGAAAGGTGTTAATCTTATATTGTATAAGACTTAAAGTTTTAGCTATATTACTAATATAAGTACTCCTTTCTTAAAGAATAACTACCTTTCCATCTGTGAGGTAGTTATTTTTTATTGTTAATTAGGAATATGTTCCGATTGAAGTTTTGAAAAAACAGTAGTATCATTAATAGTATATTAATGGTATGAGAATATAAAAATAACAATACTTTGTAATACTTGTCCGTATTTTTCAAGGTTTTTCAAGAAATTTTGTTTGAATTATTTAAATTATAGGAAGTTTATCATATTTCAGATGTAATCTATCGTATGGAGTAGTAAGAAAACCTTTTAAAGCATCAATCTCTTTTGCACTTCTAGCAAATTCCGATAATTCTACTAGCTGATTATCTTTTTCTATATCATACATAGTTACTAATGTTTCAAATAGATTTCTTTTAGTTATGGCCTTTACATCATTTGGGGCTAATAATTGTTAAGCACATGCATATACTCATATCATTAATTTATGCTTTTCAATGTAATTCTCGAATTTTTAAACCGCTCTTAACCCTCATCAAGAGCGGTTGTTTTTTTGTAAAAGTTAGGAATATGTTCCGATTTTCAAATAAGTATTGGAATGTTATAATTAAATTGTTAAAAGTATTTCTATATCTTATATATGACCTATGATTATTTAGAAGAAAATCCATCTTGCGGAAGGTGGATTTTTTTTCTTTTCTAGTGTTTTTGTGGAATATTAACCAAATATTTTACATTTACGAGAAAAAGCAGTTATTTTAGAATAAATTTTATGATAATCAACAATATTTCAAAGGTAAGAAACGAGAAAAATCATAGTCTTAGAAAGTTAGCATACAAAACTAAACTAAGTAAAAGTACTCTCTTTAGACTGGAGAATAACGATACAGTACTGGATCTAGTAAAGCTAGAAAAAATAGCGATAGCTTTAGGTTGTAGAATAACTGACTTATTTGATTCTGAATACAAATAGACAAAATGGCAATAAATGGAAGTATAATATAAATAAGGTATAGAATTTTATGAAAATTAGTATTATAATATATCTACATAGAACGTAAGTTCGATATTATTAAGCTGTTTTGGGGGAGATGCTATGGACTATATAACAAAATTAAAAGAAGAAATAATAATTTTGTTAAAACAAAATAAAGATATTGATACACTGGGGTTAGTTTATCAATATTTAACAAAGAAAAATAAAAAAAACGAGGAAAATAAAAAGTAGGTGCATAGCACCTATTTTTTTTCTGATTCTTTAAACACATCTATTAAATCTTTAATTACCTCAATTTGTCTATCATTTAGATCTAGAAGCATTTCTGTTAATTCAAATAGATTTTCTTCTTTTTCTAAATTTCCAACTATATTTGCAAGTCTAATATGTTTGGAATTAGTTTCATACATACCATCCTCTCCATTAAGCAGCCAATTTTTATTAATGTGGAAAATATTACATATGCTATAAATAATATCATCACTTATTTTGGCTCTAGCTTTCTCAATATTATATACAGCATCTTCACTTTTATTTACTATTTTTCCAAACTCTCGTCTTGAAAGCTTTTCTTTCTTTCTTATGAATTCAATTCTTTTACCAATATCTTTTTCATTTACACCATTCATATCTTGCCTCCAATTATATTTAAAAGTTTTTATTTTATTAATATACAATAATTGTAACATATTAATAGAAAAAAATAAACGAGAAAATTGTAAAAAATCGTTAATGGGATAAAAATACCAACGACACAAAACGAGAAATAATAATTAAAAATGTTTAAAAATTCGTTGACTAACGTAAAAAAATGGAATATAATGTATATATAAACGAAAAACAACGAAGGAGGTAATTAGATGACTAGATATGAAGAAAGACTAAAAATAGCATCAGATTTACAAGGACTTAATAAAGAAAATTACAACACGGTTCTTAAAATTATAAAAGCTTTTCAAGTTTCTGAATTAGCAAAAATTTTAGAAATAGACCCTTCTAAACTTTCTGAATTAGTAAAAGAGAGCAAGTTTAAACGAGGTAATTAAATGACAGATTCAATGGAGGTAAAATACAACAAAAATAGTATTTTACGTGATGGGTATGGAATAATACCTAAGATAGTTATGAGAGATAAGAATCTTTCAATTGAGGCAAAAGCAATTTATGCATATTTAATAGCCTTCGCTGGAGATAAAAAAACATGTTATCCAAGTAGAGATTTAATGTGTGAAGAATTAGGAATCTCAATCAATAGATTTACTAAACACTTAAAAACATTAAAAGAATCTGGGTACATAAAAGTAGAAAGAATAAAATCAGGTAATTTAAAAGCAAAAAATATATATGAAATCATAATGGATGAAAGAGACCGATGTATTAATTTTAGAGATATCGAAAATGAATATCACGAAAATAAAGATATCGAAAATGAATATCTCGAAAACGAATACACTAATATTAACAGTCTTAATAATAACAGTTTAAATATTAATAGTGTTAATAATAACAGTCTTAATAAAAAAGAAAAAAAGAAAAAAAGAACTGATTTAGATGTTCTTATAAATGAGTATACTTCTAACTCTTTCTTACAGGAAACAATAATAGATTTTATGAAAATGCGAAAGAGCATTAAAAAGCCTGTTACAGAAAGAGCATTAAAAGGAATACTAAATAAACTAGATAAGTTAGCAACAACAGATGATATCAAAATAAAAATACTGGAAAACTCGATTGAAAATTGTTGGCAAGGAGTTTTTCCACTAAAAGACAACTTAAGTAACTACAACTCAAATAAACATCAAGACAATAACAATTCAAACATATTAGAGGACTTACAAAAATATCAAGGTTATATAGATCCCGAGAAAATGAAACCAGTAAGTCAAGATGACTTAGATGAAATAGACGAATTACAAAAAGAATTAGATGAAATGGGAGGCGGCAGCATAGAAAAATGGCTATAGAATATCAATGTGAGAAGTGTAGAGATTTAGGATACACTTTACAAGAAGATAAAGAAGGCTATACTCAAGCCGTTCCTTGTGAATGTATCAAGAAAAGACAAATAAAAGAAAAGTTAGAAAGATGTGGACTAACGAATTCTTTTAAAAAGAAAACTTTTTTAAACTTCAAAACAGATACAGAACATCAGAAACAGGCGAAATTACGAGCCATGAGCTACTGTAAGAAGTTTAAAGAGGAAAAGGGTAGTTTCTTATTAACTGGAAAGCCGGGAACGGGAAAAACCCATTTAGGAATTGCAATGATGATGCAACTCGTAAATCAAAATGTAGGATGTAGATATGCTGAATATGTTAGCTTAATTATGAAACTAAAACAATGTTGTATGGATCCAATTAATTACAACAAAGAAATAGAACAGTATAAGAATTGCACTGTACTATTCGTTGATGATTTACTTAAAGGTCAAACAAGCGAAGCTGATAGAAAGTATATCTATGAAATAATAAATTATCGTTACATGACAGAAAAACCGATTATAGTAAGTACAGAAAAATCACTAGATGAATTGATGGATTATGATGCTGCTATAACTAGTAGAATCATAGAAATGTGTAGAGAAAATATAATCGAGTTTAAAAATGTACCAAATATGAGAATTAAGGGGGTTTAGAAAATGCCACGCAACACCTTGGGTGACCTAAATAATCATTTATTCGCTCAATTAGAACGTTTAAATGATGAAGAGATAACTGGAGAAAAATTAGAAGATGAAATTACAAGAAGTAAAGCAGTTATAGGAGTTTCAAAACAAATTATTGCTAATGCGAATGTTGTATTAAGAGCAAAATCTATACAGTTAGAATATGGCAAAGGTGATAAAGAAAAAGAAATGCCTAAAATGCTTGAGGGTGGTGAATGATGTACGAAAGACCACCACATAGATGGAGTGAAGAAGAAAAAAAGTACCTTGGGGAAATTACTCCAGGAAAACATCGCAAGGAAATACTTGATTTAATGAACGAAAAGTTTGAGTATAATTTTAATTTAGCTCAAATAGAAAGTGCAATTAAAAGATTTGGCTATAATACAGGATTTAACGGCCAATTTAAAAAAGGACATAAAACCTGGAATAAAGGCACAAAAGGGCTTACAGGAATAAATAAAACTTCTTTTAAAAAAGGGCATAAACCTTGGAATAAAAAAGAAGTGGGCAGTGAAAGAACTGACGTTGAAGGATATATTTTAGTTAAAGTAGATGAACCTAGTGTATGGAAATTAAAGCATAGAATTATGTATGAAAAATATCATAATGTTAAATTAACACAGGATGATGTAATAATATTTGCAGATCAAAATAAATCAAATTTAGAAAAGGATAATTTAATTTTGATTACTAAAAATCAATTATTAAAAATGAATCAAGATAAATTGATTTTCAATGATAAAGAATTAACTAAGACAGGTGTAAATATAGCAAAGTTAATAATAAAGACAAAAGAAAAGATGGAAGGGAAAAAAGAAAATGAATAGTGTAGTTTTAGTAGGTCGATTAACAAAGGACCCAGAGTTAAGATACATCCCAAATTCTGGAACACCAGTTGCTACTTTTACAATAGCAGTAGATAGGGATTATAAGAAAAAGGATGGAACAAAGGAAACAGATTTTATCCCAATAGAGGTTATAGGTGGACCAGCTGAATTTTGTGCTAACTACTTATCAAAAGGAAGATTAATAGCAGCACAAGGAAGCATCAAAGTAGATAGATATCAAACTCAAGAAGGTGAAAACAGAACGTTTACAAAAGTAAGTGTAAGAAATGTACAAGCATTGGATTATGCAAAAGACAATAGTAGTAAGCCTGATTTTGAACCAACTACAGGGTTAGATCCTAATGGTTTTCACGAAGTAGATGATGAAGAAATACCATTTTAGAAAGGAGTAAGGAAAATGACAAAAGATAAGGCATGTTGTTATGACTGCTTATATATGAAAAATGAACGAGGTAGAACGAGTTGTAAAAAGACAAATAAGGAATTGACAAATCCATTTGATAATGTTTGCAAGAAGTTCAAATGCTTTCAATGTACTAAACATGAAAGAGAGGAATGTCAATGTTATACGAACTTTTAAAAATATTGACAGCTTTTTATGCTGGATTTTTCTTAGGAGTTTGTTGGTTTGCAATGAATGATGATTAAAGGGGAAGGTAAATGAGTATAGGGGGATTTCGTTAGAGAAAAAAGACTTTATATGAAGAAAAGCAGAAGTAATTTAGCAAAAGATGTAGGGGTTACAGAAAGCTATATAGCAAAACTGGAAAATGGGGTTATAACAAATCCTACTTTGCTGGTGCTAAAAGGACTTTCGAAAGCTTTAAATGTATCACCATTAGAGTTTTTTAAATAAGAGAAAGGATGTAATGTATATCATGGTAAAACAAACAATTAATTTTTTATCAAATACATTTCCTGAAATTTACTCTAATTTTTATTTGAACTATTTAAAACAATATTCTGAAATTCATAATATTAAAAAGACTGAATTAAAAGCATTAGTTTTTTTAAAAGGTAATGAAAAAATAAATATGACAGAATTATGTTCAAAGTTAAATATAGAAAAAGGCAGTTTAACTAGTTTAATAGATAATTTAAGTAAAAAAGGATATGTTTGTAGAAAGAAAACTATTAAAGATAGAAGGAAATATATAATAGTGCTAACTGAACAAGGAAATGAAATCGCTATTGATTTTATAGAAAAGCTGAGTACTAACTTAGAGAAAAAATTTAAAAAATTAAATAAAAAAGATAGAAACAATTATTTAGTTGCTATAAAAGTTCTAGAAAAATTAGCAGATATTTAGATTAAATAGGGGGATAAAATTTGAAAGAGATAAAATTAAAACAACTAACAATAAGTAATTTTAAAGGCATATCAAAATTAGACATAAATTTCAAAGACATCACAACAATATCAGGCCAAAATGCAACTGGAAAATCAAGTATATTTGATGCTTTTACATGGTTATTATTCGATAAAAACAGTAAAGGAGATAGCAAATTTGAGTTAAAACCTTTAGATGAAAATAACGAATATATAAGAGGTTTAAATCCTCATGTAACAGGCATCTTAGAAGTAGATGGATTAGAAGTAAAACTATCAAAAGAATATAAAGAAAAATGGACTTCTAGAAGAGGAGAAAGCGAAAAAGTATTTGATGGGAATACAACAAAATATGAAATTGATGATATTCCAGTTAAAAAATCAGATTATAACAAGCAAATAAATGAAATAGCAGACGAAGAAACATTTAAATTATTAACTAACCCTTTCCATTTTCCTTCTCTTGGTTGGAAAGAACAAAGAAAAGTCATCTTAGAAGTTGCTGGAGGAGATATATCAGTAGATGATGTTGTAAAAACTGATAAAGATTTAAATTTAGTAAAACAAGATCTAGAAAAAGAAGATGTATCAAAGCTAATAGACAGTAAAAAAGGTAGCATTAAAAAACTAAGAGAAAATAAAAGGTCAATTCCTTACAAAATCGAGGAATTAATGGAAACAGTAGTTGATTTAGATGTAAAAGAAGTTGAAAAAGAAATAGCATTTAAAGAAAGTAAGTTAAAAGATATAGACAATAAAATAAGCGATATAGCTAATAGTAGTAAAGAATTATTAGCTAAAAGAAATGAAGTAATGAAAAAAATAAGTGAAAATGAAAACTTAATCGAAGAAGAAAGACAAGCTGACAGAAAAGGTTATGACAATAAAGTAAAAATATTAGAAGAAGAAAGAAGAAAAGAAGAAAAAGATTTATATTCACAACAACAAAAGAAAAATGAATGTGAATATAAAATAGATGGACTAACTAGAAAGTTTGAAATGCTAAAAAATGAAGCTGCTAAATTAAGAGAAGAATTTAGTGAAATTCAAGCTGAGAAAGTTGATTTTAGTAGTATAAAAACAGAGTGCCCTACTTGTAAACGACCTTTTGATGAATCAGACATAGAAGAAAAACAAGCAGAATTAGAGAAAAACTTCAATTTTAATAAAGCTAGAAGAAAAGAAGAAGTAATAGAAAAAGGCAAAATAAAAGTTAAAGAACAAGAAGATATACAAGAAGATATCGAAAATTATACTTTAAAGCTTTCTGAGATAGAAAATAATATAAACATCAAGAAAGAAAAAATAAATCAGCTAGAAAGCCAAATAGGAGGTATTTCTTATACGCCTAGTGATGCAACGAAAGAAAAAATATTAAAACTTAAAAGAGAAAACAACAAGCTTTTAGAAAGTTTACAAGAAGATGATACATATCCAGATAAATCAGGACTTTTAATTGAAAAAAGAGAAATTAATACACAACTAAAAGGGTTATATAGTCAATTAGGAGCAGTTAAAAATAACAAGAAAGTAAATCAAAGAATAGAAGATCTAAAAGCAGAGGAAAAACAAACCGGAGTAGAAATAGCAAGACAAGAAGGTCTTATAATGCTATATGAAAAGTTTATTACTAAGAGAGTAGAACTTTTAGAAAAAAATATAAATAAGCATTTTAAGAACGTAAGCTTTAAATTATTCTCTACTCAAGTTAACGGAGCTATTGCAGAAACCTGTGAGGCAACTATAAATGGAGTACCATTTTCTAATGCAAATACTGCAGGTCAAATAAATGCTGGTATAGATATAATAAACACTTTATCCGAGTATTTCGAATTAGTCGCACCTATATTCATTGATAATAGTGAATGTGTAAATAAAATAGCAGATACTAAAGGTCAGTTAATTAAATTGGTAGTTACAGAGGATAAAAAAATAAAAATAGATGCCATAGAAATTGCTACAGAAGAAGAAAGAAAATTCTTTGAAGAGAAAATTCAAGAAGCTAAAAATAGAATAGACGAGTTTAGTAATAGTTGTGATATTGAAGATATTTTATATGAATTAATTCCAGATATATACCAAATGGAAGAAGAATTTATAGAAAGTAATAGATGGTCAAATACCATGTCACAAGAATATCGATGGAAAAACTTAAAAGCTTGTGTAGTTTGGAATGAACCTGCTACAGAAGCACAATCAGGTCAACCTACAGACCCGACAATATCTATAATTGAATAGGTGAAAATAATGAAATGGAGCATAGAAGAAGAAAAGTTTTTAGAAGAAAATTATAAATTAATATCAGATGAAGAAATAGCAAAATATTTAGGGCGAACATTATCTTCAGTTAGAAGAAAGGTTAATTTTGAAAAAGCTAAGAGACATAAACAAGATAGATTGACTAAGAAAAATAACTATCTGACAGAAGAACAAAGGAAAGAAAAAGTTAAACGCATATTGTTACTAGCAACAGGACTAATTGTTAAGTGACTATATACATAGAAATATATAGTCAAACATATAGAAAAGTGGACACATTAGTCTTTTGTATATGGCTTAACAAGAGGTTTCAAGGGTTAGTGACTGCTTTTATGGAAACATATATTGCAGATATGAACTATGTTGAGTAGTAAGGTAAACACACACTTTTAGATGTAATCGTCAGTCTGAAACTCTGTGAGTGCTAACCAAGAAACAATGCTAATGTCCTGTATTGATAACAGGGAAACACATATCCTCTACTTGACATTCCCAAGACGAAAAATTCTCCGAAAGGAAGGTGTCCAGAGATGGAAAATAAAATTGAATATTGTTTTGTTGTAGATAAAAACAATAGACCTTTAGCTCCAACTAAAGTAAATAAAGGTTGGTATTTGATTAGAAAAGGTCGAGCAAAATTAAAAAGTAAATATCCTATGGTAATTCAGTTAGAAAAAGAAGTTGAACCTGATGACGAAGATGAAAGTCATATGGTTTGTGGAATTGACGATGGTAGTTCTCATGTTGGAATAGCAATTGTTCAAAAATGTCCAAGTAAAAATAAAGTTGTATTTAAAGGAACTATTGAACAAAGACAAGATGTAAAACACTTAATGGATGTTCGTAGAGGATATAGACAATACCGTAGATATCATAAAAGATATCGTAAACCTAGATTCAATAATAGAGCATCTTCAAAAAAAACTAATAGATTAGCGCCAAGTATTAAACAAAAGAAAGATTCTATTCTTAGAGTTTTATATCAATTAAATAAATGGATAAATATTAAAGAATATTATCTTGAAGATGTAGCAATAGATATAAGAGCAATGACCGATGGATATAAACCTTATAATTGGCAATATCAGAAGAATAATAGATTAGATGAAAATCTTAGAAAAGCGACAATATTAAGAGATAGTTGTAAATGTCAAGAATGTGGAAAAACAAATACTGTACTTGAGGTTCATCATATTCGAGCAAAGAGATTTGGTGGAGCAAATACTATTGGGAATCTCATTACTCTTTGTTCTTCTTGTCATCAAAAGACAGAAGGGAAAGAACGAGAATTTGAAGAGAGATATTTCACCAAAATAAAAAGTAAGCCAAAAAGATTTGATTATGCAATGCATGTCATGCAAGGTAAAAATTATCTTAGAGAAAATATTAAACAATTAGGAATATTACATCTTACAACAGGTGGAGATACTGCAAATAAAAGAATTGAATGGAATATAGAAAAATCTCATTCAAACGATGCTATTTGTATAACAAATTGTTTTCCAGATACTTGCAATATAAAAGAATGGATGATTAAACCGATGCGTAGAAAATCAAAAGCAAAAACAGATAATGTATTAGGAATTAAACATAGAGATTTGGTTGAATATACTTACAGAAATGGAGAAACTCATAAAGGATATGTTACAGCATTATATCCACATTTGAACGCATTAAATTTTCAAAGTCCTACAAAACATTGCAAAAAAGTCAATGTAAGAAAATGTAGATTACTTTGGAAATATAATAAAATTTATTGGTTAGATAGTGTGATATAAACACATTTGTCTATAATTAAACATAATTAAACACTAAAAAGTTAGGAGAGTGACGAGTATGAATCAAATTGCTAAACAACAAAAAAATCAAGTAAAGACAGTAGAAACATTAATGTCCAAGAGTGATGTAAAAAGTAAATTTACAGATGTATTAGGTAAAAAAGCTCCAGGGTTTATAGCATCTATAATAACAGCAAGTAAAAACAACTTAAAAGATGTAGAACCAGGATCTATTTTAAAAAGTGCAATGACTGCTGCAACATTAGATTTGCCGATAGAACAAAATTTAGGATTTGCTTATTTAGTACCTTATAACAATAAAGTTAACGGACAATGGATTAAACAAGCACAATTTCAATTAGGTTATAAAGGATATATACAGTTAGCTATTAGAAGTGGCCAATATAAAACTATAAATGCTATAGAAGTTTATGAAGGTGAAATTAAAAAGATTAATAGATTAACTGGAGAAATTGAATTAAATGAAAATGAAAGTGAAATAGACAGAAGTAAAGTTATTGGATATATGGCTTATTTTAGACTTATAAACGGCTTTGAAAAATCATTATATATGAGTAGAGAAGAAGCAGAAGCACATGCTAAAAAGTATTCTAAAGCTTATGCAAAAGGGAAAGATTGTTTATGGAAAAGCGACTTTGATGCAATGGGAATTAAAACAATCTTAAAAAGATTAATCAGTAAATATGGAATTATGAGTGTAGAAATGCAAAAGGCTATATTAACTGATCAAGCAATAATAGATGAAAATGACAACTTAATATATGCTGATAATCCAAATTCTATAAATCAAGAAATAGAAGAAAAAGCAAATAAAAAAACTATCGATATGGACGATGCTGAAGTTATAGATGCTGAAGTTGTAGAAGAAACTAAAGAACAAGAGGAAGAGGCTTGTCCGTTCTAAAAGTTTTAGCAAGTGGGAGCAGGGGTAATTGCTATTTACTTATTACTCCTGATGAAACTCTAATAATTGAAGCAGGTATCAAATATAAAGAAATTTTAAAAGGTCTTAATTACAAAATTGACAAAGTTGTTGGATGTTTAGTTACTCATGAACATAAAGATCACTCTAAATCAATTAAAGACTTAACAGAAAATGGAATAGATGTATATTCAGCTAAGGGAACTTTTGAAAAGTTAAACATAAAAAACTATAGGACTAAAATAGTAAAAGCTAACAAAAGGCAACAAATAGGAAATTTTACTATTTTACCGTTTGATGTTATTCATGATGCAGAAGAACCTTTAGGATTTCTTATAAAACATCAGGACATAGGAACTTTGTTATTTATAACTGATACTTGCTACTGTGAATACAACTTCAAGAATGTAAATAGTATCTTGGTTGAATGTAACTATATCAAAGAAAATTTAGAAGAATATTGCATAGAAACAAGTTTAAGCGTTCGTATAAAAGAATCACATTTTGAACTTGAAAATGTAATTGACTTTCTAAAAGCTAGTGATTTAAGTAAGACAAGAAATTTGATGTTATTACATTTAAGTGACAAACACGGAGATAGTCAAATAATGAAAGAAAAGGTAGAAGAAGCTACTGGAATACCTGTTTTAATAGCAGAAAAAAGCACAGAAATTATATTTTAGGGGGTAAAAGATGATAAAAGCAATCGTAAATAATGGAAAAGTAGAGGTAAACATAAAAGGTGAAGACAGAGCAGAAATGTTGACTGAACTAGCATATTTAAACTATGGAGCTCTAAAAGGAATGGCAGATGAATGTGATATAAGTGAAACAAAATTATTAAAAATCTTAACTACATCAATATAAAAAATAATACAACTAAGAAGTAAAGATATAAAAATCAAATCACATACTGAAACAGAAGAAACAAACATAGAAGAAGCTTTAAAAGGTGCAATAGAAAAGCTTGCAGAGTTATTAAAAGACAAGGAGGAACTATGAAAGAAAGAGTAGGAAATATAAGAAAGATAGATAAATTAGGAAGAGTATCTATACCTGTAGAATTAAGAAGATTGTTACACATAAATAGAGAAACTCTTCTGACAGTAGAGTATGATTCAATTTTAAAAGAAATAAGAATTATACCTTTAAAAGAAGAAAATTAACTAATAAATATCCTAGGAGGCGTAAAACCTCCTGGGGCTATGAAAAGGTGATGAATATGGGAGGCAAAATAGCAACTGATTTAGAAATAAGAAAGTTAAAAAGATTGTATAAAAAAGGTTATAGTGCATTAGAAATAGCTTACAACATAAACAGACCTGTTTCCTTTGTAAAAAAATATATAAAGAAAATAGAAAATAAAAAATAGTAAAATCTTAAAGGGGGTTAATATAATGGGAAGACCTTTTGGAAAAGTTGACAAACAAGATTTAGTAGGAAAGAAAATAGGAAAGCTTACAGTTGTAGAGTATGCTGGAAAAAGAAATAGAGGAAAAATAAAATACGATTATTACTTATGTAAATGTGAGTGTGAAAATGAAAAATTAGTAGTTAGATCTAGTTTACTAAAAAAGAAAGTAAAAAGTTGTGGATGCTTAAGAACAAGTAAAAATATTAAAAATGCATTTGTACCAAAAGTACAAAAATTAGAAAAAACTAATGGAAATACAATTAAAGTTTATAAACTTAATCCAAATGAGCTAGATGCATATTTAAAAGAGTTAAAGACGAAAGAAGTTCAATATGCTGGAGTTAGAGGATGGTGATAAAGTGAAAATTTTTCAATACGTAGCTCTTATGAGTAAAGGCAGAATAGAGAGTGATAAAGAACAGGTATTTAAATATTTAGTTGAAAACTTAAAAAGCTCTTGTGATGTTATAACTGATTTAATACAAATAGACTTATGTAAAAGTGATTTTTATATAAAAAATTGTACAAAATTTAAAAGTTGCAAAGATTGTTTAAATTACTTTTTAGACTGGGAGGTTGATTATGAAGAAGTGCAAAGAATGCAATAGAGAATATGAAGATCCTCAAACTGTTGGAGACTTCTTTGAAATATGCGATGAGTGTTATAAAGAAGAGTACAAAAAAATAGAATACAACAAATATATAATGCCTCTTCTAGCTGAAAATCATCTTTCTACTATAGAACAAATGATGAAAGTAACAGAAGAACAAGCTGAATTTATTGGAGCGGTAGCAAAATTCGAAGCAGAAAGTGGAACAAATGAAGAAAAAGAACATATAATCGAAGAATTCTTTGATATGATTCAAGCATCTTTAGGGCTTTTAGACAAAATGGGGTTAATTAATCTCTTAGAAGAAGGTCGAATAAAACATATAGCAAAGTTAATCGAAAGAGGTTGGGAGTTCAAGAAAATGCTATAAACATTCAATAAAATTATTTTATCTACAATATAAAAATAATGAGGTGGAATGTTTGAATAAAGATGTTATGGAAGAAACAGAAATGATTTTAAAAAACATGAAATTTATAACTATCTATATACAGCAAAAGGAAGAACATATAAAAAAGATAAAGGACGGAGATAGGGGGGCGATAAAGGCAGTTTGTAATGATATGGTTAAATCTTCTCCAACTCATGCAATTAATAGACCTATAGAAAATGAAGTTATAAGAATAGATGATTTAATTGCAAAAGTTGAGGGAGATATATTTGAGCATAAAAAAAACAGAAAGGTGATATCAGAAGTGTTTAAAAGCATGAGTGAAAAACAAAGAAAGATATTTAAATATATTTACTTTGAAGAAAAAACTCTTAAAGATATTGCCGAGGAGTTTGATTGTACAATAGCAAATGTACATTACATTAAAAAGAAAATAATCGAAAAAATGGCGGTGGCTTTATTTGGCCAAGATGCATTGAAAGGGGGAGAAAAATGGATAAAAAAGAAAATACAATAAAATACTTCATGAAGGCATCAGAAAATGAGGAATTATTTACAACTATCGCAATGGAAGAATGTGCAGAATTAATTCAAGCAATAAGCAAAGCAAAACGAGGCAAATTGGATGCTGACAACATGGCAGAGGAAATAGCTGATGTACTAATAGGAATTGAATGGCTTAAAGAATTATATGATATTGATGCTTTAGAAGTACAAAAGTGGATAGCATATAAACAAAACAGAATCGCAAAAAAACTGGAAAATAGGGGGTAAGTATATGGCAGAGCAATACAGAAAATTTAGATTTATCCTAAAAAGTGGTAAGGAATTTGAGGTAAATATAAGTGGAGATAAAGTTATAGAACGATTAGCGTTAGCAATGAATACAACAGAGAAAATTCCTGATGAATTAGCTATTCAAGAAGGAGCATTTCTTATAAGATTATCAGAAGTAGCAGCTATAGTTTCATACCCTATTAATGAAATGTAAATACTTTAAAAAAGAAACTGGCGATAAATACTGCAGTAACTATTTAGGACCACAAATAGTAGGAGCATATGGAGAAGGAACGATTATAAAACATAACTGTAAAGATAAATGCAAGTATGTTGATTGTAAGAAACTTGAAGAATTAAAAGTACTAAAAAGGGGGTGATAAGCTTTGCTATTAAGCAGAGTGAATGAAATTGTAGAACTGGCTAGAATCTACATGATAGCTTACAAGTTAGAACCTATGGAGGCTATCGAATGTGCAATAAAAGATATAGAAGAACATGATAAGGGGGACTATTGATGGGAGAAAGAAAATTGGTATATCCAGCGATATACAATCATTTTAAAGGAAAAGAGTATATTGTATTAGCTATTTCAACTCCAAAGAGTTCTGGAGAATTACGAGATTATAAAAATATAAATTGGTTTCCAGTTATGGCAAGATATATAGAACATAATTTAGCAAACATTCCAACTTATAGACTTTCAGATGAAACTAGAGTTCATCCTAAAATGTATGCAGATACAAAATTAGTTATATACATGGCTTTATATGATGATTATCAAATATATGCAAGACCATATGATATGTTTATGAGTGAAGTGGATAAAGAAAAATATCCAAATGCAAAACAAAAGTATAGATTTGAATTAGAAACCGAGTATTATTAAAGGGGAAAACAATGAGAGAAATGAAAGTAAGAGGCTATTCTTTAGATGAAGGCCAATGGATAAAAGGTTTCGGAGCAGAATACAATGATAATCTAGAAACATATTTAGTACATAATTACCGAGGATTCTTTGAAGTAGACGGAGAAAGCATCGGAGAATATACAGGATACAAAGATATTAATGATATAGAAATATGTGAAGGTGACATAGTAGAAACAACTAGAGGATTAAATCATATAATTGGAGCGGTTATATATCGCAAAGCAAGTTGGTATATACAATCAAAAGAAGGATATAACGTTAGACTTATTTCTATATTCTCTACTGCAGAAAATAAAATTATAGGAAATGTGTACGAGAATAAAAACTTATTGGAGGAAGAATAATGAATATATTGCTATATGCTGATAAATTACATTTAGTAAATTTTGATGAAATAGTTAAACCATGTGAAGGGGTAGAACTAGTAATAGATAATGATAAATTTGATATTAGATGCATTTTATCATTAACAGAATACTGTGCAAAAAGACAGATAGAATTAATAGTAAATGTTATGGATAAGGATTTAGACATAGAATATTTTGAATTAGTAGGGAGGATATTGAAATAAATGGAAGAAGTAAAGCAAGCATTACTAACAATAAAAAAAGAATGTACTAAACAAGATGACTGTGAAGGTTGCTCAATATCTAAGGTATTAGGATATAGTTGCCAAGAGGTAGCTATTCCAGAAGAATGGGAAATAAAAGGAGAAAAACATGAATAGAGCAATAGCAGATGCAATAATCATAGTGGTTATAAGTTTGTGGATAGTAAGTAGATTATGCATGTAGGAGATGATGCAATATAGAAACAGGAAAATGTAAATTGAAAAAGAATGTATCTAAAAAAATAAATCAGCTTAATTTTGGACGAGGTAAAAAGTTTGAATATCAATATATAACTGGAAATAGAGTCAGAATATTCAAGAAAGGTATACAACTAATTATGAGCAAAGAAGAGTTTAATAACAATTTTGAGATAATAGAATCTATAAAGTGGTGAAAACATGAGAAAAATCTTAGGAGGAAAAGAGAATGCCTGCCCTCTTTGTGGGGGTATGGTGTTCTTCTTAGAAATAGATTATGGAGTAGTCAGTCAATGCAAAGATTGTGGCTGTTTAACTAAAGGTAAAATGAGGGAGGAAGTTAAAATTTATGAAATGCAAACATGCAACAAAAGTGGGGAAACAAATAAAATGTTCTAAAATTAATGACTTATGTATGTTTTTAGATCCAGACGAAAAGAAATGTAGACAACTTAATGGCCAAGGACCTATAAAACAAACTAAACCTGTAGATACAAAGGAAAAGAAAATTGTAAAAAGTACATATTTAGCATTAGCTTTATCATGGTTAAAAATTAAATTCACAAGAGATTATCAAGGAAATTATGTATTTGAAAGAACAGAAAAATTTAACTATGCATGGGCAAAATTAAATCATTTGAGAAAAGAATTAGAAGAATGGGAGGATGATGAATAATGGCTGGATTTATAGCAAACCAACCAAATGGATTATATTGTAGATTTTCAACTGTAGTAGACACAGTAACTCATTGGGATATGACAGAAGAAGATTATGTTAAGGTGATAATGGAAAGAGGCTATAATGAAGAATATGCTAAAAAAGAAGCAGAAGAAGTAATAAATGATTATTTAAGACCTTTTAGAAGAGTACTTGAAAGTTTTAGACCGATAAATGATACAGTAGAAGAATTTACTCAATGGGTAAAAAGTGTAGGCTATAAAGAAGATGATTTAGATGATTGGATTAAAACATGGAACGAATGGTTTGATGATGAAGATGAGGAGGAGGATGAATAATGATAGGAAAATTTAAATATATGTCCTTCAAAGAGTTTAGCAAATATTGTAATGATAGAGCAGCAGATGGCCAATGGAGTTTAGAAGAAGCTTTGCTTTGTTTGAACAGTATAAGTAAAATATATAAAATTAAAGTAAAACGTTTTGGTATAATTCCATCAAAGAAATTAACAGAGCAAGCTCAAGAAGAAGCATGGCAAGAATTACTTAATAAATAGGAGGAATGTTAAATGGCAGAATTAAAAGTAAAATTAATGGCTCATACGCCAAATCCAGATGCAATAGTTGCAGCAGCAGCAAAACTTTGTTACTCACCAGTAGGAGTAGACGGAATAATGGAAAAACTTACAGATGAAGAAGTAGCAAAATTTGTAGAACATTTAGTAAGTATGGGACATGAATCCCCAATAGAACATGTTACATTTACTTTTGGAATTGAAGGAATATCAAGAAGTTGTTCTCACCAAATAGTGAGACATAGAATAGCAAGTTTCTCACAACAATCTCAAAGATATGTAAAACTTGATCAATTCGAATATATAATTCCACCAGAGATAGCTAAAGATTCATATACAAAAGGAATATTCATAAAACATATGGAAGAATCTCAAGATGCATATGATAAGTTAGTAGATGCTCTTATAGATAATAAAATAGAAAACAGATACCCTACATGGTTTGAAGATACTGAAGAAGAATATATGGCTTTAGATAATCAAAAACTATTAAATCTGAATCAAAATATTCGTAACTTATGGGCAAAAAACCATAAAAAAGAATACAATGCAATAGAAAAAGAAGCTATAGAAGATGCTAGATATGTATTTCCTAATGCTTGTGAAACTAAAATGGTTACAACAATGAATGCTAGAAGTTTATATAATCTTTTTAATAAAAGATGTTGCAATCGCGCCCAATGGGAAATAAGACAAGTAGCAGATGAAATGCTTAAATTAGTAAAAGAAGTAGCACCTGTATTATTTAAAAATGCTGGAGCACCTTGTACAGTTACAGGTAAATGCCCTGAAGGTAGCATGAGTTGTAAAAATCCTAGAAAGTAGGTGAAATTATGAGACCAACATGGGATGAGTATTTTATGGAAATTGCTGAAATAGTAAAGAAACGTTCAACTTGTATTAGAAGACAAGTAGGAGGTGTAACATTAAGTGAATAATACACAAATATTAGCTAAACACTGTAAAAAAGTTGAAGTAAAAGAACTTAAAGAAAAAGATAATTGTTTTTTGTGTGGTTGTGAAATAACAAAAGGTATTCCTGTAAAAAAAGTTATCAGTAGTAATTTTACAAACTTTGAATTCTGTAAAAATATAAATGGTAATAATTGCTGTCAAGATTGTGCATCAACTATAAAAAATGCTGATTTAAGAAAAAATAGCTTTGTTGCGGATAAAGATAATCTGTATTTGCTAAAGAAAAACGATATAGAGAATTATTTATTTGACCTAGATAAATATGTAAAAGGTGAATTCGTAGTAGGCATTACTGTATCATTTAAAAAACATAATTCTTTCAGATGCAGAGTTAATCAAGACACTTTGAAGTATTATATAAGACAAGAAGACAAAGAATTTCTGTTTGATGTAAAAGAAATGAAATATTTGTATGGCAAACTTAATGAGGCTTATTTGCAATTTTCAAAAGATGAAATATTATCAAGAAACTATTCAACTATTGCTATTGAACAATTTGGATTAGATAAATTTATCGAATATGAAACTTTATTTAGAAAATACAGAAAATCATATCAATTTGAGCTACTTGTATATATTCTAAATTCAGAACGTAGAAATGAATATATAAAACAAAAACAGAAAGAACAAAAAGAACAAGCAGCTAAATTAAAAGCTCTTAAAAAGCAATCTAAAAAAGGGGGAAAATAATATGGATAAAAACATACAACAATATTGTGTTTCAACATTATCTGAAATTTGGGCGCAAATAGATTGGGATAAAGTAAAAGGTAGCAGAGCACTTGGTATTTGGGATGAATTTACAGCTAAAGTAAAATCTACTGCTATGACTACTACTAGTTATGAAACTTTTGTAGAAAAACTTTGTAGAAAAATGGACGTAAGAAGTTTAAGATTTGCTATGATTAGTGAAATTTCAGAATTGAGCGAAGATATAAAAAAACAAATATTAAAATGTTTTAGATCAGAAACTCAAATTATAATTTTGAAACTTAGACTACAAAATCAAATAAGAAAAGAACAAATGCAAAGAGAAAAAGAAGCAGCTGCAAATAAGGAGGATTAGATAATGAAAAAAGATATAACATTAAAATTGTTAAGCCCGCTTATGCATTATGGGGACGAAAGAATGGGTACTATGCAAGTAGCTAGATGTATGAAATTTGAATATAACGGAGAATTTATAGATATACCAGTTTATAGTGGAAATGCTTTTAGAGGAATTATGAGACGTATTGCAATGAGAGATTTCTTAGAAAAAATAGACATAGCAGAAGAAGGCATAAATCCTAAATTATATTATTTACTTTTCACAGGTGGAACTCTTACAGGAGGCGGGCGCTTTTGTGAAATAGGTGAAAAAAGAGAAATGAGACGTTTATGTACTCCACTTAGTTTATTTGGAAGTGCAATTGGAGATCAAATTCCAGAAGGTAAAATGAAAGTTGGAATTTTCAAACCTATTTGCCAAGAAACAACTGAGTATACAGGGAAACCTAGTAATATATCTTTTTATGACATGTTAGATGAAATATTCTATACTAGACACGATGATCTAAAATGCACTAATTATGATTTAATAAAAGATTCAGAAGATAAAAAGGATAAAAAAGATAATCCTGTTCAAATGAAATATGAAATGCAAGCATTAAGTGCTGGAACTAACTTAGTTTCTTCAATTGTAATAGAAAATTCTAATGACATAGAAGAATCTTGCTTAGAATCTATAATAGAAAAATTCAAAGAAATGCCTTTTATAGGTGGTAAAAGTGCTACAGGACATGGTGAAGTTGAAGTATTTTATGAAGGTAAAAAAGGTTCTGAGTTATATTATAATCATCTAGAACAAAACAAAGATGAAATAAGGGAATGGCTTAGAAATTTAGAAGGGAAATTATAAAAATGACACTTGATAATTTCTTAGAAATAGGTTCAATATGGTCTGCCTCTAATCAATTTCTCAGAAAATTACAAAACTCAAAAGAAATTGTTAAAGAGCAACTATTAAAATATGATAAACCGTATATTTGTTTAAGTGGTGGTAAAGATAGTGTTGTAATGGCCTTTTTAATTGCTGATGTAATACAACATGATATAAAAGATTATAAAGGAGATATTATATTGTGGGGGCATGTTAGTGATGCATCTTATCCAGGAACAATTGAAACTATGGAAAAAGTATCTAGTCAAACTGGAATAAAACTTATTCTAGATACTTCTCCAGTATCTGCTTTTGAAGTTTTGGACGATTCTGTTGTAAAGCAATTCGGTAAACAAGGTTATTTCTTTGATGCTATAGAAAATTGTATAAATACTTACGAAAGAAATTTAAGTTTTATAGGTGTAAGAGCATATGAAAGTAGAAGAAGGATGAGAGCAGTAAAAGCTCATGGTATGACTTTTACTTCTAATGTACCTACATTCTGTAATATATGCTATCCTCTTGCTTGGTATAAACTAGAGGACGTTGCAGCATTAACTTATATGTATAATACTCCTATTCACCCTGTTTACTCAAAAGTAGATACTAGATTAAAATATAATTGCACAGATGAAGGCTGGATAAGACTAGGTTATTTAACTGCTAAAGATTTGTTAAATCAAGGTTCTGCAGTATTTATAAAAAGAAATTATCCTGAGCAGTTTGAAAAGTTAGCTCAACATTATCCTGAAATAAGGAACTATATTTAAAAGGGGGTTGAAAATATATGTTTAAAAACTTCAAAGTAATAGCACATTTAGGAAGCCCTCTTTGTGCTATAGATGATATCATATTAGATTCTGTTATAAGTGCTGCAATGTGCAAAGATTTACTTAAAGATGACTATTATTTTGGTTCAAATAAGTACGGAACAAAAGAACAAATAGATAGTATGCTATCAACAATATTAGATAAGCAATATGGCGTTTATTGTACAAGTTATGGTTTTGGAAATGACAGAGAAACTATTTCTAGTTGGTCCAAAAGGTTTGATGTAAAGAATGATGATCTAATAAAATTTACTGGAAAAGCTAAACATAGAGTTGACCTAGGAGCTGGATACTTTAAAAATTATCATATACCTATAGTTTTAAAGTCAGTAAAGACTTTGACTTTCTATGTTAGAGGTGATATGGAAAGAATTAAATATTTATTAGAAAATTATATTTTTTACCTTGGCAAAAAACCTTCACAAGGTTACGGAGAAATTAGATATTGGGAATTTGAAGAAATTAAAGATAATATAAGTGTGTTAAATAAAGAAAATAAAAATATGAGAAATATTCCTTTTGATGAAATTAGTGATATACTCGAACAAAATGCTAGTACAAGTAAAAACAAATCAGAAGATTTTACATTTAATCTAAAAAAAATGCCAGTAATCCCACCTTATTGGAGACCAGATTGTAAAAAAGTTTGTGTGGTATAAAATAAAAAGCTAGGAGACTTAAAGCCTCTTAGCTTTCTTTACATTCATTTTCAATTATTCTATAAATATGTTCAGCCAACATTCTTTTACTTGGCTTACTAAGCCAAGTATCATATCTGTATAGAACTTTCTTACTTTTTAATAAATCAGAAATAACCATTCCTATTTCTATATTTCCGTTATTATAAATAATTCCCATTAAATAATCATCTTCCAAATCACAAAATTGTTTTGCGATTTCATAACATTTTCTTTTTGATATTTTCATATTTCCCCTCCTATAACTACTTTTCTAGTATAAAAATTTTTGTATTTTGCATCATACATTCTATATATTTCGTTTATTTTTGCCATTTTTACCTCCTAGAGGTTGATGTAATAATCAACCTCATACTTTTAATAAGCTGGTCCTCTTTCTGTTCTTTTTGTGCCATCTGGATATACATAAGTTACGATATTATCTATATCTGAATCTCCTCTTTCAACAAATTCAGATGTAACTTTTATTACTTGTGGTTTACCTGTTTCTTTTGCTTTTTTAAGAGCATTTTCATATTTTTTTCTTTCGTTTCTTTCAATTTCATCAGCTATTTTTTCTGTTTCTGATTTTCTTTTGTTTTCAATTTCATCAGCTATTTTTTCTATTTTTTTCAATTCTTTTAATGTAATTTCATATGTTTCTGAAAAGCAAAAATCTGTTTTTATTTCAGAAACTTTAAATGGGTCAAAATTCATGACTCTGCAATCAAGATTTCTTTCTATTTTTTTGACTATATTTTTTACAATAGAAGAATTTTCAAATTCATTTCTAATAAATAATTTAGCAAATTCTCTTTCTATAACTATAATAGAATTTTCATTCAACTTGTTATTTAATTCAACTTGTTTTATTTCTTCTTTTTCAAATCTTTCTTTTTGTCTTAATTTTGGCAATTGTATAAAAGCTTCTTTTAAATCATCTGCCTTTATTACTAAACAAGCAGATTTTAAAGACATTTTTATACCAGCTATTTTTAAAAAATTTTTAAAAGCTGTATTTTCTAAGCGTATAAAAAATTTATTATCTTTAATACCTAATTTTGCATCATTAAAGTTGTTTTTATTTCTTTCAAATATAATTTGATTTTTTGTTACTATTTTAGTTATTTCCACTTTTTCGCAACTTTCTTTAACAAATACATCCATGTCTAATCCACTATTAACAGCTATTGCTTTATAACTTTCTTTTAACAACATTTCTTTACCTCCATTTTGAGATAAAAAAGATAAACACAAACTTAATTGAAATTTATAATCTACTTCTGGATATTGTTCTTTTATTTCCTTTGTCATTTCGTGTGCTTCTTTCATTAAATTTCTTTTCATCTTTCTTACCCCTTTTCTTAATATTTATTATACTTATATTGTATATCAAACCCCGTTTATTGTCAACCTTATTTTGAAACTTTTTATTTTTTCATAAAAATAGACTAGAACTATTAATTTTACTCTAATTCTAGTCTTATATTAATTTTAATTTTCCATTTTTCTTATAATTATTCTATCTCTATCAAACGATAACTCTATCTTTCTGTTTTCTTCATTGATTCCTAATTCATTTAACCAACTTTTAGGAATTGATGATACTCTAGCAGATGTATTTTTAAACTCTGCTAATACGACTTTGTTTTCAACTAACTCAAAGAGTTTAACTCCTAGGATTTCCTCCAGTTGTTTTAAAGTTTCTGGTCTTGGAGTTCTATCTCCTCTTTCATATTTTTTTATAGTATCTACAGATACTTCTAACAACTCAGCAACTCCTTTTTGAGTTAATCTCTTTTCTTTTCTTGCTGTTTTTATTTTTTCACCCATTGTCATTGTTCTATCTCCTTTTCTATTTCTCTTAGAATTCTATCTCTATTTGTAGTATTTATATATCTTATTTTACTGTTTTTATCCTTATTTTCTATAACTTTATAGTACATACCATGAGAATTTACTTTTGTATTTATAAATACGTAATTTTTACCTTTAAGTAAAGCAACATCAAAGTTTTCTACACCTGCAGCAATAAAGGTCCAATTAGGTAAAACTTCCTTCATTGTATTGATCCAGTTATTAGTTCCACCAAAACAAATAGCATTCAAATTATTTAACTTATCTATATCGACTTCATTATTATTGGATTCAGCATCTTCAGAAGTAGATAAATTAAACATTAAATTTCGTAACTGATGTAATTCATCTTCTACATCTGGTTGATTTTCGATAGATTTTAATAAGTGATTATTTTTCTTTTCTACTCGAGTATTTTCTTCAACTAGTTTCTTAATCTCTTCGTCTAATTGTTTTTTTAGACGGGCATTTTCTTGTTTTAAGTCGTTATTTTCTTTTTTTACTCGACTTAATTCAGATTCTTTTTTCTCTATTAATTCTTTTAAATCTTCATTTAAATTAGAAAAACAATATCTTTTAGCTTCTTTATATGCTTTAAGTAAATATCTAATTTGTAAAGCAGGACCTAAAAATTTGTATAATTCTTTATAGTCCATTTCTTTATGTGTTAAATTCCAACAACAAATTAATTCTTGAATTTCTTTATCTTTTAGTTCGTTATTTATCAAAGAAGGTAATGCCATATCCTCTAGATCATAAATATATTCAAACGAAACATTAAATATTTGTTCTTCTGTCATTTTTTCAAGCATAATTTTACCTTCTTCTAAAATTACATAAGTAAATCCGTTAAAATTAAATTCTGGATATATGTTTTTAAATTTAAGTTCGATATCTTTTAACTCTTTTTTATCTTCTTTACTTATATTTTTATATAAAATTGGATAATCTTTTGCAAGATATTCATTTCTGACTAATAGTGAATTACAAAAGTCTTGGTATAATCCATCATGAAAATTAATTTCTTTACCTTCTAATTGTGCTAAAACAAGTACCGCTAATAAAAATCCATCTATTTCGTTATTTTTAAAAGATTTAGGATTATTTTGCTTTAAAAAATCACTCAAATTGACAATATTAGAGTTTTTAACTAATTGATTTGACTTTTTATAAGTCATTCTTAAAAGCCATGATGTGTTTTTTACATCATCATCTAAAATAATTCCCAATGCTTTTTTAAAATAAAACTCTTGTTCAATCGTTCCATCAAGCTCGATTTTGTAATATTTATGATTTCTAGCTAATTTAAGATATTTCTCTTTATTTTGACTATATAGCTTATCTATATGTTTATAAGCTATTTTACTTGTTGCTAAAACTTCACATAAAAAATATGTGATATCTAATTCCATTTCCTTTCCTTCTTGCATGTTTTATACCTCCATTCTCCTATTATAGATGCTAAAAGCCCAGCTTTCGCTAGGCTACATTCTTTTTGTAAAGCAACTACAACCTCCAGGAACTAAAGTTCCTTTCTTTGTGCATTTTGCACTTAACATAGATGCTAAATAATAATACTTTCATGTCAGAAAGTATGCCTTTTCTCCTATCGCCAATTTACAAGGGCTTTAGACCTTTACCTTTCAGTATCTGGTTTAGAGAAGGAGCATTTGCTCCTTATTTTGTTTTTTCTTTGTCAAATCCCCAGTTGAAATAATATTTTCTTTCTCCATGACTATAATGTTTATCTTCTGCTTCTTCTGGAATACCTACCATTTCGCAAAGTTTTTTATAATCTTTTTCTTTGAAGTCCTTTCCTTGACTGTCTGTAAAATTATTACATAAGTTGTTTTTCTTTAAATAGTCATAAACATTTTTGTCATCAAATTTCTTAGCAAACTCTTGACCTAGTCTGTACCATTTATTCATTTTTATCCCCCTATTTATTCAGATTCAACACAATCGAAATGTCTAAACATTTCAGTTGCTTTTTCTTTGTTTTCTTCACTTTCTTTTACAAAAGCTAATAATCCACCCACGAAGTAATCAAAATCTCTCCAACCATCTTCGTCATGATAACAATGTAAAAATGTATGTTTTTTACTTTCATCTAAATAAAATCTTACTTCATATATATTTTTTCCTACGTCTGCTGAATGATGTGTAATTTCTTTTGTAAAGTTATTTTCTAGATATTTATATATATCCCATTTGTTAACTTCGTTAAAGAATTTTTTTCTATTTATTACTGTCATTTTCTTTTCCCCTTCCTTTTTACCTTCTTGAGCTAAGAAAGATAAGCATAAACCTAATTGAGCTTGATAATCTACTTCTGGATATTGTTCTTTTATTTCCTTTGTCATTTCATGAGCTTTTTTCATTAAATTCTTTTTCATCTTTCTTACTCCTTTTCTTATTATACTTATATATTAAATTATAAATCTAATGCGTGATTTCTTGAAACATAAGAAGAATATTTATTTACAGTATTGGAAATTTGATTATATTTTTTATTTTGTTCTGCTAATTCTGTAAGTGCATCTGAAAACTCTGATACTCTTACATGTTTATCATAGTTATAAGAAGTTACTACGCAAAAATTTTGGATATACCAACTTGCTTTTTCTTCACTAAATAATTCTTTTTCTGATTTTTCCACTAAATTTGTAACATAAACTTTGTAATCTTCTATAGAAGATAAGTTATGTTTTTCTTTAAAGCTTTCTGATTTTTTAGCCCATTTTTTTTCAGATTCTTCTAATCTGTATTCTTTTGCTTCCTTTATTATACTTTCCATTTCTTTTATTATGTTTTTAGCCCATTTTATTTGTTTTTCAGAACCATTTAATTTTTTTACTTCCATTTTATTTCCACCTTTCTCTTGAGCTAAGAAAGATAAGCATAAACTTAATTGAAATTTATAATCTACTTCTGGATATTGTTCTTTTATTTCCTTTGTCATTTCATGAGCTTTTTTCATTAAATTCTTTTTCATCTTTCTTACCCCTTTCTTATTATTTATTATACTTATATTGTATATCAAACCCCGTTTATTGTCAACCTTATTTTGATTTTTTTTAAAATTTATTTTTCGACAATAAAAAATAGGCTAGAATTAAGTAGCTAGCCCATTTCTATAAGTCTATTTAATTTTATTTTTTATCAAAACTAACTAATTCAATTTCTGCCTCTTCTAATATTTCAGCTGACAATTCATCAGGATAATCTGCCACTCAAAATATGGACAAATATACCCATATCGAGATATTGAAAGTTTTCACAAACTTTTCTTACTGTTTCATCCTCCTTTATTTCAATTATAACATACTTAAATTACCAAAAATTTGCTATTTATTAAAACTTGATTAAATTAAAACATTGTATTTAAAATTCATTTAAAACTTAAAAAAAATATGCTATAATTATATTAAGATGCATTAATTGTATCAAAGTAAAGGCAGTCTTTTCAGGACTGTCTTTTTTATTTTGAAAAAGGAGATATGTGAAATGAAAGATGTTTTAATAGTAAACTCAGAAACAGAAGATCTCCTAGATAATTTTAAAATAGAAAATGATGAAGAGTTAGTTATTCAGAAACAATCTAAAAAATTAACTCCGAAACAGAAAAGATTAATTAATAGAAAAAATGATTTAAAGAAGTATTGCAACAAGCAAGGAGGCTTTGTTCATATGTTTTATGTAAATAAAAAGTTACTTTTCTATGATTTGGATATTGACAGAGCTAATATAGCAAGAATAATTTATTTAGCTACATATATTGATTATAATGACAGAAAAGAAAATTTGCTTATATTACATAAAAAAAATAATAAAGTAGAACATATGACAAAGAAAGAGATTCAACAAAAACTAGGATTAAAAAGAGATGCTTTTTTAGCTTTTTTAAGTGATATGAAAAAACACAATCTTATTTTTGAAGTAGAAGAAAAGTTTTATCTAAATCCTAAGTATTTTAGTAAAGGTGAAAATTTTTATAAAAATAAAGAGTATGTAAGAATAATGATTAATACAACTAGATATTTGTATGAACATACTACAATTAGGCAGCATAAAACTTTATCCTATGTATTTCAATTAATACCTTATGCAAATTGGAAATTAAATATATTATGTAAAAATCCTTTGGAAGTTGATATTGGAAGGCTGGATAAATTAAGTTTAAAAGATATTTGTGAGTTGTTAGGATTAAGTACAAAACAAAATTCAATGTATCTTTTTAGAGACAGTTTAAGAAAATTTCATATAAAGGTAGATGGGCATAAATATTATTTATTTGCATACTCAAAAGTATATGCAGGAGAAAAAACAAAAGATTATTATATAATAAATCCTCTCGTAATTTGGGGAGGAAACAATACAGAAGAAATAAGAGAAATAATAAATTATTGTTTTTTTAAATAAGTTAGCAAATAAGGGCAATTATACGATTAGCTACCGTATAAGTAAGAACTCGAACTTACAGCCCTTATTTTTTTATATCGAGTAAATATTTATAAAGTCGAGGTTATAGATATGTTAGAAAGAAAATATACAGTTTATAAACATACAAATATCATAAATAAAAAAGTATATATAGGAATAACAAAGCAAAATCCTATTGATCGTTGGAGAAATGGAGAAGGCTATAAAGGACAAATTTTTTATAGAGCTATAAAAAAATATGGTTGGAACAAGTTTGTACATGAAATATTATTTACAGGATTGACGAAGGCAGAAGCTGAGTTATTAGAACAATGTTATATAGAATTGCTAGATTCAAATAAATCATGCAAAGGTTATAATATCGCTCTTGGCGGAAATTTACCTTCTGAAATAACAATAAGTAAAATAAAAGAAACTTTAGGTATTAAAGTTATGAACTTAGAAACAGGTAAAATATATTATTCTATAAGTGAAGCTATAAAAGATACAGGAAATTGCATGACCAATATTCAAAATTCTTGCATAAAAAACAAAATTAACTTAACAAGAAAAGGTTGGATAAAGTTAGAGGATACAAAATTAATAGAAATAAATGACGATAAAAAAATTATTTGTATTAATAATAAAAAAGTATTTAATTCTATAAAAGAATGCTTATTATATTTAAAAAAAGATGATAAACCTTCAGGAATATATAAAGCACTAAATGGAGAAGATGGATGCAAATGCTTTGGAAAAGATCCTGTAACAGGTGAAAAATTAATGTGGGAAAAATTACATATATATGATAACCACATAAAAAGCGGAACTCTAGAAAGTTATTTAAGAACTAAGTTTGCTAAATCTAAAGTAGGAAGAAAAAAAACAAAAATAATATGTACAACAACAGGAGAAATTTTTATAGGGTGCAAAGAGGTTGAAACAAAATATGGAATACATAAATCAGCACTTATAAAAGCAATAGACAATCCTAATAAAAGTTCTGGTAGAAATCCAATAACAAATGAAAAACTTAAATGGATGAGGTATGATACATATTTAAAAACCCAGCTCGAACCGACAAAATTAATCCAAAAACCCAGTTCGAACCGATAGTATAAAAAGCCTTCAAAATATTGATTTTCTAATAATTATAAGACTTTTAAAGGTGCTTAACTCTTATATGTTATATACAGAACAGAATTTCTCTTAATTGCCTACGGCATAAACCTCTATAAATGTTGCAAATTCAATATGTTTAGCTTATAGAAGGGGATAATATGAAAATAAAAAATGAAGATTACGAAATTATATGCGATACAAGGGAACAAGATACATTAATCCAAGATACTCTTATAAAAAATGGAATACAGGCCACTAGAGAAAAATTAGATACTGGAGATTATGCTATTAGATATCAAGGAGAATATATACCTAATATTTTAATAGAAAGAAAAGCAGGATTAGATGAATTGCTAGGAAACTTAATGGATCCAGTAAAAGACGAAAATAAAGATAACCGTTTTATAAGGGAACTAAAAAGAGCAAAAGAAGCAGGAGTTAAATTATTCTTGCTTATACAAGACAAGGATTATTATATCAAACTCCTAAAAGGTGAATACATAAGTAAAGTTCATCCTAACGCTAGCGCGGCTATGGTAATTTCATTAATGGCCAAATTCGATAATCTTCATATTATTGCATGTGATAGAAAAGAATCACCTTCAATGGTCCATAAAATTTTATATTATCACTTAAGAGAAGAAATAAAAAGGAAGGAGGGTAATTGATTATGCCACGAGAAAAAGATTCTAGGTTAACAGAAGACCAATTAATTGCAGCAGAATTATTAGTGTATGGTGCAACTAATAAAGAAGTAGCAGACCAATTAGATGTTTGTGAAAAAACTATAATGCGCTGGAAGAAAAGACCAGAATTCATGGAAGAACTTGATAGACAATATGAAGTTGCTAAAAATAAAGTTGACAATCGTATAATGAAATTCTCTAATCAACTTTTACAAAATATTCTTGATTTATCTAAGTCAGCTAAGAGTGAGAAGGTTAGACTAGATGCAAGCATATACTTACTTAATAGATTAGCTGGAGCTCCAATTTCAAAAGTGGAAACTAAAACAGTTATTACTCCTGAAACTGAAAAAGAAAATAATAATGAACCTTCTTGGGATGACTTTAATGATTCAGATGTTATAGAAGGGAATGTAATAGATATAACAGATAGTGAAATATCATAAGAGGGAATGTAGGGGGGCGCTTATCGCGGTCCGTATTTACGAGGTGTTGCCCTTAAAAAACTATTTAAATAGTTGATTTAATAATATTAAGCTATAAGAACTATTAAGAGAAGGAATATATTACCAATAGAATAAGGACAAACAAGACAAAGTGCAACGTCTTAGAGGGGCGCACAAGAGGTGTAAGGCAATAGACTGAACATTAAGACTAGTATAATAGAAGATAGTAGTATTAATAGTGTTCTATATAGTATCAATACTTATAAGTTATGATACACTTTGACATAGTAAGTGATATCAATATGTTTACTTGTCTTATAACTTAGTGTCATAAGTAACCAGGTAAAACAGTGGCCTTTCGGTGGGGTAAAGTGCTCCAGGTAGGGGGGCGGCGCATTCTATACCCCAGTATTTTTAACGCGTGCGCCAAGCCACAGAGAACTGCTCAGCAAAAAATGAGACTTGAGGGGAAAATGAAACCTCAAAAAAATCCTACAAAAAATTTTTTGAAAACTTGAGAAAAAATAAAAGATTATGGTAAAGTTTTTAAAGATGTGAAAATACTCGAATAAAACAAAAATTCTTAGAAGGGATAGAAAAAGGTATCGAAACGTTTATAGATATGGAAAATTTTACTGGACATTCGAGATATACACTTGAAAAAATGTGTGAAAGAGAAGGATTACAAGAACAATGTAAAAAGCTAAGAAAAATAAGAAATAAAAATATGTATAAGAGCAAAGAAAAAGGAGTTAATTATGATATTAAAAGGAAAAGTTGGTTTTTAAGAATAAATTTTAATGGCAAACAGATACCAATAGGTCATTTTAAAACAGAAAAAGATGCTATAGATGCAAAACAACAGTTAATTCCACATATAAAAACTAATGATTATACTTCTATATTAGCAATAAAAGCTAAATATAGTAAAAAAGTTACTCCTAAGAAAACTATTAAAGCAATAAACATAAAAGATAATTCAGAAGAAATTATTGAAGGAATAGGAGTTTGTGCAAGAAAACTTGATATTCCAAGAAAAAGCATAGAAAAAGTGTTACAAGGAAAACAAAAAACAACTTATGGATATACATTTGCATATGTTTAAATGTTAAAAACAAATATTTAAAGTCCATAAATAGGTTTACAACTTTTAAGACTTATGATACAATATAAGTATAAAAGATAAATCATAGGGGGTTGTAAATATGAAATATGGATATGCAAGAGTTAGTACTTATTCACAAAAGAAGGATGGTAATTCACTAGAAAGTCAAAGAGAGTTATTGCTAAATGAAGGTTGTACAGAGGTTTTTTCAGATGCTTATAGTGGACTAAAAACAGATAGACCAGAATTCACTAAACTATTAGGGCTTTTAAAAGAAGGAGACACTTTAGTAGTAACAAAATTAGATAGATTTTCAAGAAGTGCATCAGCTGGAATTAAATTAATAGATTCACTATTAGAAAAAGGTGTTAAAGTTCATATTCTTAATATAGGCCTTATGGATACAACACCTACTGGAAAGCTTATAAGAAATATATTCTTCAGTTTTGCTGAATTTGAAAGAGATATGATCGTAGAAAGAACTCAAGAAGGAAAAGCTATAGCAAAACAGAAACCAGGATTTAAAGATGGCAGAAAAAGAGTGTATGACGAGAAAAAAATTAAACATGCTATGAAACTAAAAGAAGAAGGATATAGCTATAAGCAAGTTACAGAAGTAACAGGAATAAGCAAAGCTACACTAATTAGAAGAATGAAAGAATATCAATAAGAAAATAAATAATACATTTTAAAAGTCAGAGAAATCTGGCTTTTTTTATTAGGAATATGTTCCGATTGAAAAAGTATTGTTGGGAGATTATAATATAATTATCAGTTAAATATTGGGTGTTCGTTCAAAGGTAGGACACAGGATTTTGATTCCTGGAATAATAGTTCGAATCTATTACGCCCAGCCATGTATGTGTTTTAAAAAATAAATCTAAATCTATTTTAGGTAGCTTAGTATCTTTAGGATAGCATTGTGTGAGCAGTGTAAAGGCATGCTGACTACATGTCGCTAGTTAAACTAGTCCATCTAAGCAGAACTGAATGTCCAACGTCTTCATGAATTGATAGTAGTGGAGATAACTACGTAACCCAAGAGGGACAGTCTTCGAAAAGGCGAACCGTATATCGAAGATTTTCAGGTGGCACTGAATAATTTACCTCACGCCAAATTGGTCATGTAGCGAGACATAATCAGGAGGTTATATAGTCCGATGCTGATAACAAAGGGCGCTAACCATTGTTAATAGTGAAACAGTGAAAGGGCTGGAGTATGTATTAACAACGTGGAGTAAGAATTCAATGAAACACACTGATGTTGTGAAGTATTTCGTGTCTCAAAAGGAAACGAATCTTCAGGAACAGCACAACGTCTGTCAATTAGGGAAATAGCTCAGTTGGTAGAGCAATCATGTGATAAGTGATATGCGGAGGTTCAAATCCTCTTTTCTCAACCAATATAAAACAAGTATAGTGGATATACATACAATTAAGGAGAAGCCTGTTCCCATATAGTATGAAAGTGGCTTAATACTAGAATGATTTTTATCATAATTTAGTGCGTGACACCTCCCAAGGGTGAATCGTTTAACATGAAGTTGCATGGTGGTTTTGCAAACCTCTGTTGCTCGCAAGGCAGACAGAATACGAAGTGTTGAGTAGTACTATAGTAGAGTGCCTCGTGTTAGGGTTTTGTGGCACTATAAAAATATAACCAGTCATGGACAATACGTATTAGGTGCGTGGATAAGCAGAGAATAAATAATGCTGCGAAAGGTGTCTACAGAAGGCTTTAATCTCGAGCCTTCTAAATAGAATATTGGCTTATAGCTCAACGGATAGAGCACATGGCTACGGACCATGGTTTGTTGTGAGTTCGAATCTCACTAAGCCAGCCATTAAATTTAAAGGGAGAATGTCTATGAAATTATATGAATTAGCTTATTTAAATGTTGAAAAAGATAAAAACTCTAGAAATTTTGGGGTTATGAATAAATTTATCAATGGAAAAACGTCTCACAATATCGTTAAAAAGAGTAAACAAGAAAAAGAAGAAGTTATTTGTTACCTAAATGGTAGAGCAATGACTAAAAGCAAACTAGAAAAGACTTTTCCTAAGAAGAAAAATAAATCAAAGAAGAAAAAATATGTTAAAAAGAAAAATACAAAAGAGTAGTTATTAATTAGCTGCTCTTTTTTTATGTAAATAAATTCAGAAGGGAGTGATTAGATGATTTATTTTGATGATATAGAGTTTGCTGATGATAATAAATACTCTATATACTTGATTGATAAGTATTTAAAGAAATATTTTCCTAAAAATCAAAATAATATCAGAAAAAAATACCTTCCTAATGAAGTTGCAAAGGTGATTGGAGAAAAGGATATAACTTTTTTTAGTTTATATTTTCTTAGAACAACTTTCGTACCAAGTGATGACAACAGTGCAAGGGAATTATGCGAAGAACATTATAAAATATGGAGAGTTCTTTCAGAGGCTTTTGTACAGGATTTATACGATAAACTTAATATAGTAGAACCTAGAGGACTTGCTAAGTCAACTATATGCGATAAAACACTTGCAATATGGTTACATTGCTATAAAAAATCAAAGTTTACTCTATTAGGTGCTAAAACTGCAGATGATGCCGAGCAATTCTTAAATTCTATAAAAAAAGAATTCCTGGAAAATGAGCTTATAAAAGATGTATTTGGAAACTTAATAGATTTAAAAGGTAAAAAGCCTAATTCGAAAGATTATTACAAGGTTAATTCAGGCGAAATTGAGTTTACCAATGATACATATATAAGAGCAGTAGGCTCAACTACTTCCGTCCGTGGTGCTAACTGGGGAGGTGTAAGACCCACGGTAGTTATTGCCGATGACTATCAATCCGAAGTTGATGTTATAACTGAAGATGCTAGAGAAAAGAAATGGAATAGATGGTGTAAAGAAGTAGAGGAAGTTGGAGATACTGCAGTATTTAGAAAAGGTAAAAAAGTTAAAGCAGCAACTAAGTTTGTAAGTATAGGAACAGTTTTACACATTGATTGCTTAATAAGTAAACTTAGCAGAAATAGAGATTATCATACTATTATTAATAGGGCTGTTTTATTAGAAGATGGCCAAACAATAGATGATATATTTGAAAGTGATTTATGGCTTGAATGTAAGAAAATTTATTTTGATGATAAAATAGAAGATCCTCAAATACAGGCTAGAAAATTTTATGAAAAACATAAAGAAGAAATGAAATATCCTGTTTTATGGGAAGAAAAATGGGATTTTTTTATAGATATAGCAGTTAAATACTGGAGTAATAGAAAATCATTTATGTCAGAAAAAATGAATGATGCTAGTAGTATAGGTGAAAAATGGTTTAAATCTATAAGAACTCAATCAGTAGAGGAAATAGAGGACCATATTTTTTTAAAAACAATGCTTTGTGTTGACCCAGCGGGAGATAATTCTTCTAATAAGAAAAAGAAAACTGACTCATTTGCAATGATAGTAGGTTCATTAGGAGAAAATGACTTTAAATATATCAGAAGAATGGTACTTGAAAAAATGAGTTTCACAGAGTATTGTAATACAATTATTGATATTTTATTAGAATTTACAGATATAACTCATATATCTATAGAAAGAAATACCTACTTAGGTTCAGATGTAACTACTATACAACAAATGATTGAAAAGATACCTGAACTAAAGAAAAGAAATTTAATATTTATTAATGTTATGAATAATAAAAATAAAGATAATCGTATTGCAACTATACAAGATCCAGTTAATAATGGCCAAATAATATTTGCAGATAATAATAAAGCATTTACAGATCAGATATTAGACTTTCAAGGAACAGCATATACACTACATGATGATGCTGCAGATGTTGTTTCTGATTTTGCAAATAAAATACTAAAAATAAAAACAAAAAATATAATTAGGTTCATGGATAGAAGGAGATTGGGTGTGTAAATGAAAAAATATAAGCCTATCGATGAAGTTATAAGTGTTTATGATGTTCCTAAAGAATTATGGGAATCTGAAAGTTTAATGAAAGAAAAACCGAACTGGAATAAAACGAATTATACCGAGTCGGAAAAAATATACCAAAATAAGGAATTTATTATACTGAAAGTTAAAAGTAATAAAAAGATTGGATTTATTGTATATAATACGAAAAAAGAATGGGAAAATGGTCATTCTCATTTAAATTCTAGAACTATTGCAGAAATAGTAATAAAAAATGTAATTTACAAAAGAAAACCTAAAACGAATAACTTATATATACTTAAAAGTCATGCAAGAGTTTCAAATGATGAAAAATACATAAAATTTATTGAAGATTTAATAAAAGTTAAAAAAAGTAAAACTAAAAATAATTATATAAATAAAAAAGGAGGCCGAAAATAATGCAGACTGTAGCAGAAATCGTAGATGGTCTAAAAAAAGGAATGGCTTTAGATTTGAATATTCCTGATCATTTAAATTTTGTCAGATATATGTATCAATGTTTTGAGTCTGATTTACATAAATATCAAAAAATGTATGACTATTATAAAGGCAATACAGATGCTATGGCCGATTACAAAACAATTACACAAAGGTCGAATTTAAAAGTAAATACTAATTTTTTTAAAAAATTTGTAAAGGAAGAGGTTTCTTATACTGTAGGAAATCCTATTACTTATGAAAGTAAAGAACAACCAGGTTTATTGGATGAATTAACATCAACTATGGCTTTATGGAATAAAAATCATGACAGTGACTTAATGAAATACATGGTTATATTTACAAAAGTATTTGAACTTTATCGATATGATGAAGAAGGTTTTAAAAGTGTTATTTCAACTCCTTTAACAGGATATGCATATCAAGATGAATATGACAATGTTTTGTTTTATATGGATGTAAAAGTAGAACACTTAGATGTAGATGTTTATCATATAGATGTTTATACAAAAAAATGTATTTATCATTTAGATAGAGAGTTTAATCAAGTTGAACCTCCAACAAACCATAGATTTGGTACAATACCTGTTTCAGTAGGAAAATTAACTGAAGAACTAACAGAAGATAGTTTATATAAAGACTTAAAAGGATTACAAGATGCTTATGAAACTAATTTATCTGACTTGGGTAATGAAATTTCAGACTTTAGAAACGCATATATGGTTATGACAGATTGTGAATTTGAAGATGAAAAAATAGTTGTTGATGAAGAAACCGGAAAAGAAACGAAAATAGATCCAATTTTAGAAATGAAGAAAAAAGGCATCTTAATGGTAGGTAAAGAAGGTAAAATTCAATGGTTAATTAAGCAAATTAACGATACTTTTGTACAAAATACGCTAGACAGATATAAAGATGATATGTATCAAATAAGTTGTCATATAAATCACAACGAAAGATTACAATCAAATTTAAGCGGAATTACACTTAGAAGTAGATTAATAGCACTGGAAAATAAATGTGCACTTCAAATAAATGCTCACTCAAATATAGTTACAAATAGATTGAAATTTTGGTGCAATTATATAAATTACTTCAAAGCAAAGAATTTTGATTGGAAAAAAATAAAAATTATTTATACTGCAAATATCCCTCAAGATGATTTAGCTACAGCTCAAATGCTTAGTCAAGTTCCTCCTGGAGTTATTTCCAAGAGAACAGCATCAAGTAGATTTGGATTTATAGTAGATTTAGATGCTGAACAAAGACAAATTGCAAGAGAATATGAAGAAGAAATGAAGAGGGAAGATGAAAGTTTAGGTGAATTGTATGGCGATAAACACCAACACACAGAAGCAAACATCGAAGAATAGAAGTGCTGAAGAAACTAAAAGTTTCATGGAAAAAGCATATAATCAGGCCGAACAGGAACTTGAAAAATATCTTAAAAAGATGAATAAAACAGATAAGCAGATTAGAGAGTTGATGGAAACTGCTAATTTTGCTTATCAAATAGAAAAAACATCAAAAGATTACGAAAGTGCTGAAAGATTTATTGTTATAGCAGTTCTATCAATGCTTAATAACGAAGATGAATGGCTTGAAGATTTAATAGATAACTTCTTTGATGAAATGTTTGAAGAAATTGTAGAGTATTTTGGATATTTTGTAGACAATGAAGAAAAGCAGAAAATATTAAATAGAAAATACGAAGGTAAAACGTATAAGCAAAGAATACAAAGCAATATGGCTAAAATAAATAATCGAACTAAAAAAAGATTGAAAATAGCTTATAATAAGAAGAATTTATATAATATTGCATCATGGCTAACACAAAGACAAAAGATGAGTAGAAAAAGAGCAAGAGGAATATTGATATCTGAGCTTAGTAGAATAGCAAATGATATCTTTATTTATTGTAATAGAGATAAAAAATTTATGTATTGTTCAGTTTTAGAAGAAAGAACATGTAGTGATTGTGAAAGTATGCATGGTGTTACTTTAAGTGCTGAAGAAGCTTATGATTTAATACCACAGCATAACTTCTGTAAATGTTACTTTATAGTTATAAGATGATAGGAGAATGTTAATGAAAAAAGTATTTATATCTCAACCAATGAGAGGATTAACTGATGAAGAAATATTAGAAAAAAGAAGTGAAATAAAAAAAGATATAGAAACCAAAATAAACGAAGAAATAGAATTTATAGATTCGTTTTTACAAGATTATCCTGGAGAAATTAATAAACATATACCAGTTTGGTACTTAGGTAAATCAATACAACTATTATCTCAAGCAGATATGATATATCTCGGAGAAGGTTGGGATAAAGCAAGAGGATGTAAAATAGAATATGAAATAGCAAAAGCATACGGAATAAATATAATAGGTTGTTAGGAGGATAATATGGATAGACAAGAAGTTATAAATATATTTGCTCAAGAAATGGCTAAAACACAAAAGAAAGCAGATAAATTTTATTATGAACAAAATAATAAAGATATGAGTTCTTATTGTGAAGATCATGCCTTAGTAATAAAAAATTTAGCTATTAAACTCGGTATATGTGAAGAAGTTTATCAAGAAGCTTATAAAATATATGATTTTAGAAACTCAGGTAAAAAAGGATACACATTAAAAAATGGGAAAATAGTTAAAATAGAGGGGTAAAATATGAAACAAAAGGTCAAAAGTAATTTTGAAGAAAAAATGGAGCAAAATTTAAAAAAATGTTATGAAAAGAAAATAGAAAAATATAAAAAAGAGCATGAAAAAGAAATAGAACATGTAAAATCAATAGAAAAACAATATGATAAAGACTTAATAGATTATGATGCTCTTTTCAAATCATTAACTAAATGGGCATAAGGAGGCTATTAATGAAAAAAGTATTTTTAGGTGGAACTTGTAATGAATCTACATGGAGAAATGATTTGATTAAAATGTTAAAGATAGATTATTTTAATCCTGTAGTAGATGATTGGACAGAAGAATGTTATCAAGAAGAATTAAAGCAAAGAAAAGAATGTGATTTTTGTTTATATGTAATAACACCTAGAATGGAGGGCGTGTATTCTATAGCAGAAGTCATAGATGATAGCAATAAAAGACCTAATAAAACTATATTTTGCGTGTTAACCGAAGATAAGAATCCAATTCGTGATTTTATTTTTATAGAATTGCCTGTTCCAAAGCTAACATTTAATGAAGCACAAATGAAATCTTTAGACAAAGTAGGTGTTATGGTAGAAAGAAATGGTGGTAAATACTTCAAATCATTAGAAGAAGTGGCAGATTATTTAAATAAAGCTAAAATAGAAAAATTAAGAGGAATTGAAGGAATCCCTTATTGGATTAAAAGAGGACATGAAATACTTTCTGAAGATAAGTGGGAGTATTGGGATGAAATTGTTCCAATAAGAGCTAAAGACCTTTATGAAGGAATGGAATTAGATTGCACTTTAGAAATAGAAGGAATATTACAAGAAAAAGAAGAAAATAGTTTTAAAAGAGCTAGTAATAAACTAGATAGTCAAGGTCATTCTGGAATGTCATATAGTTTAATGAAAGCTATGATATCGGAATTTTGTACAAATGGAAAAGAATTTAAAAAATATTTAGAAAGAGAGTAGAGGTAAGTAAATGAATTTAAAAAATACTATAGAATTAATGCTAAGTAATGATTTCAAAGAAAGATTTAAAGCAGAATATTATCAATTAAATAAAAGAATAGCTGGATTACAAGGAATGTTAATAAAATATAGACAAGGTACATTAGATTTTGTTCCGAATTGTTCTTATGATTTATTGCATACTCAATTAGTATATATGGAAGCATATAGAGATATATTAGAAGAAAGAGCTAAAATAGAAAATATAGATTTATAAAAAGGTTTACATAATTAGACCTTCTAAAATCGATTCTAAGGTACTTGTAAAAAATCCCTTGATAGTTTATATCTTTGGAAATAAATAGAAATTACATAAAGGATGATTAAATGGAAAAATTATTTAATTTTGTATCATTACCTTGTGATGCTATAGAAGTTAAAGCAATAAAAAGACCAAAACAGAAACCTTTAAAGAAACTAAAATTAAATGGTGCTACTTATTATTTATCTGAAGATGATGAAAATTATTATACTTTCATATATAAAAATTTCACTAAGGATAAAGCAAAAAGCCAAGTAGCAGCCAGTATATTCAACAAAGCAAAGTGTAAAAATACAGATTGGTTTGAGTTAGCTCAATTATACAACGATAAGATAAATGAGTATAATCACAAATCTTATGTGCATAGTCAATATATCACAGATACAATATTGACTGAAATATATAAATTAACAAGATAATAAAAGCCCGAGAGGGCTTATTTTTATGCTCCGAAACGAGGGTAAACTAAGTACTTTGGGGGCTAGTACTCCGAGGGACTAAATTCTTATTTAAATACTATGAGGGCTAGTACTTCATGGGGAAAGAGGTAAACAATGATAATCAAAAAAGATTTGTTAGAAAAATTAAACGATATAGATGAAACTGCCGATGTTACTGAAATTTTAAAAGGGATTGATGGAATAGCAGAAGTTAAAGAAATACCTTTTGATGTTAACAAATTAACTGTTGAAGATTATAAAAATATCCTTGAAACAAATAAAGCAATACAAGGATATAACCAATCTCAATTAGACAGTGCAGTATCTAAAGGAGTTGAAAGTTTTAAAACTAAAAAGATGCCAGGAATTATAGAAAGTGAAATAAAAAAGGCAACTGCTCCAAAACACGAAACTCCTGAACAAAAGGCTCAAAGAGAACAAATGGAAGCTATGGAAACAAGACTTAAAGAAATGGAAGAAAAAAATGCTGCAACAGAAAAGAAAAATGCAGAGAATGAAGCTAAGTTAGCTCATGAAGGTAGAATCAAAGAAAGTCGTACTTATCTAGCAGAAATGAAATATCCAAAACAAGTCGAAAATTTCTTAGAGTTTGTAGTTGGTGAGGATATGGATATCAGTAAACAGAATATAGATAAATTAGCTAATGCATTTAGCGAATACGGACAAGAAGTCCTTAAAACTGATATGACAAATAATCCGTTTAATCCTAGTGGTGGGGGAAATGGAGATTCTGTTGATCCTGTTCAAGCTCAAGTAAATCAAATTTTAGGCTTGTCATAAAAATAAATTAATTAGGAGGTGTTTAGCATGGCTAACACAATATCATATGCTCAAATTTTACAAAATGCATTAGACAAACAAATGGTACATGAATCATTGACAGGCTGGATGGATGCCAATGCAGGTCAAGTTAAATATAACGGTGGTAAAGAAGTTAAAATACCTCAATTATCAATGGACGGACTTGCTAACTATGACAGACAAGCTGATAGTGGATATACTAAAGGGTCTATCAAATACGAATACAAAACTTACACAATGACACAAGATAGAGGACGTAAATTCCAAATAGATTCTCAAGATGTTGATGAAACTAACTTTGTATTAACAGCAACAACAATCATGGGTGAATTTCAAAGAACTAAAGTTATACCTGAAGTAGATGCTTATAGATTAAGTAAATTAGCAACAACTGCTATGGGTGTAGCTAATGATGAAAATGTAGAATATGGATATACTGTAGCAAATTCAACTGTTATAGCTAAAATAAAAAAAGGTATAAAAACATTAAGAGAAAAATGCCATAATGGAACACTAGTTATTATGTGTAACTATGATACACAACTAGCTATAGAAGAAGCTGCATTAGGTAAATTAGCATCTGTATCTTTTTCTCAAGGTGGAATAAACACTAAAGTTCCAGCTATTGATGGATGCCCAATTATACCAGTTCCACAAAATAGATTATACAGTGCAATACAATTATATGATGGTTCGACTAGTGGTCAAACTACTGGCGGATACATTAAAGCAACTTCTGGATTAGATGTTAACTTTTTAATCATGCCTTTAGATTTACCTTTAGCAGTAACTAAACAAGATATCATGAGAATATTTGACCCTGAAACTAACCAAAGTGCAAATGCATGGGCTATGGACTACAGAAGATACCATGATTTATGGGTATTAGAAAGCAAAAAAGAGGGGGTATATGCTAATATAAAAGATGCAAAACCTACTCAATCTGAAAGTCATTAGTTTGATTCTTTCATGTTTGAAATAAAAAAAGAAAATGTTCATAGAACAGTAGAAACCATAGAACAGGCAAAAAAATATATTGCTGAAGGTTATGAATTAGTTCAAAATATCGACAACTCAGAGGAAAAATCCGAAATAATAGATTTAGATTCTTTAAAATATAATGAGTTAAAGAATTTAGCTAAAGAAAAAAAAGTTAAAGGCTATACAACACTGACAAAATCAGATTTAGTTAAAATTTTAAAGGAGTTGTTTTAAATGACTAACTTGGATTTAATATTACAAGAAAAGTTTCCTAACGAAAGCGAATCAAGTTTAGTCATTCATAAACAACTTGCTACTCAAAAGCTATTACTTTATTTTAAGAATAGACTTAATAGAACTATAACAGCTGAACAATTAGAAACAGAGTATCAACCTGCTCTGTTTCTTTTAATTTCTAATGCAGTTAATTATTCAAGTGTGAGAGGTGTCAAATCAATTTCTCAAGGAAATAAGAAAACTACGTTTGATGAAAGTATTAGTTCTAGCGGTGCTTATGATATAACTAACGAGATCAAGGAACTTTTACCTGTAGCTGTAGTTAAATTGAGAGGTTAGGTGGTAAATGTGTTTGGATATAACGAAGACAGTGCAACTTTATTCAATATATCTTTAGATGAAAATCGAAAACCCTTTTATTACCGAACTTATTTAACGGGTATAGATTGGCAACAAGCTACAGGAGTTAAATTTTTAAAGACAACCGGTTCATCTGCGGATATAGATAATAAAATATTAGTTTTTGTAAATTATGGGATTTATGAAGGTAAAACTTACATAGGTCCTAAAGAATTTAGTAAACTTGAAGATAAAAGTAATTATTATACATTCAACGAAGGAGAAGATATTCTCTTAAAAGGAATACATGACATTGAAATTACAAATTCTCAAGAGTTTAATGATATTCAAAAAAACTATGATGATGTAGTTAAAATCATCAATGTTACTAAGTGTGAATTAACAAAACACTTTGAACTAGGATGTGAGTAAAATGGCAACTTTAAAAGCAAAAGTTACTGTTAATATAGACTATGACAAAATTGTAAATCAAAGTAAAATAAATAGAGCGCAAAAACAACTCGTAAACCTAGTAAGAACAAAAGCCGACCCATACGTACCTTATTTATCAGGAGATTTAAAAAATACTGCTCAAGAAAACAAAAAAAGTATTGTATATGCTAGTTATCATGGGGGTACAAAGTCATATGCTGCTATTAACTACTATACTAACAGAGGTATGGGTAGAGAAGGTTTAAATCGTGGCGGTAAAAGGGGTAAACAATGGATAAATCGTATGTGGGTTAATGAAGGAGATGCAATAGTAAATGAAATTGCAAATACAATAGGAGGGAAAGCAAGTAAATGACAATTAGTTTAGATAAAATAGAAAACAGAACTATTACAGATAAAATAATAGATTTTTTCTTAAAATGCCCTCTAATAGACGATAAATCTCCTATTTCTGCTGATTATATAGGTGATGAAATAGGCACTTACTCAGTAGATGGTTCGCCTTCGGAAACTATTTTAAAATCTTATATTGATGGTTCTACAGAAAGGCAATTAATTTTTGATTTTACTAGTAGAGAAAGTGTTGAAGCATATAACAACGAGAAAAACATCAGTTTTTATGAAAAATTAGCTGAATGGGTAGAAATGAAGAATAATGAAGGAATCTTACCGGAATTAAATTATCCATTAAAGGCGAAAGAAATAAAAGTATTGACTCATGGTTACGTTGAGCAAATGAGTGCAAATAAAGCAATTTATGTTATTCAAATGAAATTGGTTTACGAAAAAAGAGCAGAATAGGAGGTTTGATATTATGGCATTAATTAGAAAAGATGTTGCAGATTATTTAAACATCAGTACTAGCGAAAAGGAAGAATGGGTATTGCTAGGATATGGATTTGAAAGTTTAGATGAAGAACCTGGTGCACAAATTGATACAACTTGTTACATAAACGATGAAACTACATCTTCTTCTGTAACAAAATATGAAACAAAATTCCCTTATGTCTCTGAAATGATACCAGATGAAAAAGGAATTAAAAATTTATGGTCAACTGGTAGAAATCATGAAGTAGGAACAGCTGCAGAAAGAGATTTCGTTCGTGTAGATATGTATGATCCTGTCTCAGGAAGTGAAGGAACTTATCAAGCAAGAAAATTTAGAGTTTCAAATGAAGTTTCTAAATTCAGTGGTGACGGTGGGGAAAAATTAAAAGTCGAAGGTAGTTTAAATGCAAAAGGGAAAATTGTACAAGGAACTTTTAATGTTAAAACAAAGACTTTTACAGCAACTCAAGCAGCAACTCAAAGTAATACTGCTAAAGAAAATACTGTAAATTAATTAAAATTAGGGAGGTTAAAATATGAACGATTATACAAAATTTAATATATTAGGTGTGGAATTAGAATTTGATTTTTTAGATTTAGATGAAAAAGAATTTTTTGAATCAGTTTTTTTAGAAACAAACAAGAAAATGTTAGAAATAGCTAAAGATGATAAAGATTTGCCTATTGAAAGTGCTAGAAAATATTGTGAAAGCATAATTAGCTTATTTGAAGAATTGTTCGGAGAGGAAAAAACCTATGATATTTTTTTAGGTAAATGTAATTTAATGAAATGTACCACAGCTATAAAAGAATTAACAAAAGCTAAATTAGAACAAGATAAAGCATTTGCAACAGAATTAAAATCTGTTACTACTATTTCTGAAGAAGTATTCGGAGAGGAAGAAATTTCTCTTAATAGACAACAACGTAGAGCTATTGAAAGAAATAAGAAAAAATATAACTAATGAGTATAAGTATTTTAACCGATTTTTTACCTATTGAAGTTGAAATAGAAGGAGTGCGATATCCAATTAACTGGGATTTTCGCACTTCTATTTTATTTGAACAGTTAATGTTAAATAATAATATTAGTGAAAAAGAAAAATCAGATGAGGCTCTACAACTATATTATGGTTATGAAATAGATACAATTAAATATATTAATAATAATAATATTAATCAATTTGTTGAAGAAATGTTATTATTTTATAAGTGTGGGAAAAAAATTATTAGTACTAACGAAGATTCAGAAAAGAGCGAAAACTCTAGTAAAAATGAAATTATCTATAGCTTTGAACATGATGATTTTTACATTTATAGTGCATTTATGCATGATTATCACATTGATTTACAAGATATTGAAGGATTACACTGGTGGAAATTTAAAGCATTATTTAATTCTTTATCAAGTGATTGTAAATTCATAAAAATATTAGAATATAGAAGTATTGATTTATCTGAGATACAAGATAAACAACAAAAGAATTTCTATAGAAAAATGAAAAAACTTTATGCTTTACCTCAGTCATTAGAGGAAAAGGAAAAACAAGCATTAATAACAGAAATGCTATTGAAAGGTGAAGATCCTAGAGAATTATTGAGACAATAGTTAGGTTTTGTACTATAATATTATTATAGGGGGGAGTATAGTATGAAAAGAACAGGAACTTTATTTTTAAAGGCTTTATTTATTCTCTGCATAGTATTTATTATAGGAGTGACATTAGGTATAAATAGTAAAAAGAGTACTGATACAGTTTATGAAGATACCTTAAAGGAAGAAAAACAAGAAACTGTTGTCAAAGCAAAACCTACAACTGTGGAAGAATTAATAAACAAAGAAACAAAATTTAAACCAAATTATAATAAAAATTCAAAAGTTTTAACTCTAAACGGAAATTACACTAGTAATTTAGGTAGTGAAAAAGGTTTATTTTTAGCAAGATATTCAGCTTATGAATCTGTTAAATTATGTGAGGAAACCTTTCCTAATAATGTTGAAAGTTATGTAATAAATTTTTATCATGATACTGTAGATAAATATGGAAACAAAAAAGATACAAAAGTTTATTCATTAGTTTTATGTGAAGATGAACTTTCTAAAGTAAATTGGAATAATATAGACAGTAGTATGTTATCAGATTTAGGAGAAGAATATATTAATCCAGTTATATTTAGATAAATTTTTAAACACTTACATTTTGTAGGTGTTTTTTTTATGCCTAAAAAGGAGGTGAGGGTATGGCAGCAGATGGAAAAGTTGTTATAGAAGTTGAATTAAAATCTGATCAAGTTGAAGGTCAGTTAAATGAACTTAAAAATGCCTTTGCTGATTTAGGTGGTGTTGGTAAAGTATTTGGAGAAATGAGTTCTCTAGTAGGGACATTTTCAAATACTTTTAAAGCATTAAGTGGAATTGTTGGCCCAGTTGCAGCAGGAGTTGTTGCAGCAGTAACCACAATGGTAACTGCTTTTTCAAAATTATATGATGCTAGTAAACAAAATTTCTTCGAAAACTTGCAAAATATATCTGAAAAATTACAACCAGTTGTTGATATTGTTCAAAATGCTACAAATACCATTTTGGATTGCTTCAGTCAAGTTACAGATTTTAATTTTGATTTCAGTACCCTAATGGCAGATGCGATTGAATTTGAAAGTTCTATGGCTCGTGTGTCTGGTATAATGGGTGTTTTAGGTGACGATGCAAAGGTTTTAACAGAAACAACAAGACAATACGGAGCTACCACTAGGTACACCAGTGTACAGGTGAGTGAAGCTTTTAGCTATATGGGTATGGCAGGATTTTCATTACAAGAGTCTCTTGCGTCAATACAAGATGTTTTAAATTTAACTACCATCGGTGCCACTGAACTCGGCACTGCCAGTGATATCGTGACTGATGGTTTAACAGCAATGAACATGTCTGCATCTCAAGCATCAAATTTCGTCGATTATATGGCTGCAACTATTACTCGTAGTAATACAACTGTTGAATTAATGGGTAGACGTTTTGCCCATGTAAAAACTCTTTAATTCGGTGAAACACTAAGTTGACAAGATTAGTTAAGAACTTTATAATAATATTTAACAGTTTCCCCCATAAATTCAAAGGAGAGTGTTAAGTTGGTGAGAAGATTAACTGATGAAGAATTTAAAGAAAGATTATTAAATTATAATAATGGAGAATATGAAAATGTAGAACCATACATAAATAAAAGAACTAAAATTTTATTTAAACATAAATGCGGAAAGAAATTTTATTCTTATCCAATGGATGTATTGTATGGGAAGAAACATTGCCCTGTATGTATTAAGAAAAAAATAAGTGAATTAACTCGAAAACCAAAAGAAAAATTTCTTGAAGAATTTAATGAATTAGCAAAAGGAGAATATACACTTTTAACAGATTACGAAAAATCTAATAAAAAAGTAATTATAAAACATAATGTTTGTGGGCATAAATTTGAAGTCACACCAAATAATTTTATAAGCAAGAAAAGTAGATGCCCATTATGTTTTGGTGGAAATATAAAAAAGACAAAAGAACAATTTAAACAAGAAATTTTAGAGTTAACAGATGGAGAATTAATAGTAATAGGTGATTATACAAACAAAAATACATTAATAGAAGTATTACATACAGAATGTAATCAAGTTTTTATGGCATACCCTAAAAGCCTTCTAAGAGGTTGTAGTTGTTCTCATTGTAAAGAAAGTAAAGGGGAGAGGGAAGTCAAAAGGGTTTTAAAAAAATTAAATTTACAATTTAAAAAACAATATAGATTTAAAGATTGTAGAGGAAAAAAATATCCATTACCTTTTGATTTTGCTGTTATAAAAGATGATAAAATAGATTTTTTAATTGAATATGACGGAGAACAACACTTTAAACCTATACAATTTAGAGGTATAAATGATAAAAAAGCCCTTAAATTACATAAAGAAACGCTAGAAAGGGATAATATAAAAACAAAATATTGTCTTAATAAAAATATAAGCCTATTAAGAATACCTTATTATAATTTTAATAAAATTGAAGAAATAATATGTCAATATGTCAATACCGAGCCAAGCTAGTTAGGAAACTACTAGAAGGTGTAACGACTAGGTAAAGTAACCTAAGAAAAAAGAACCTGTGTAGGTTCTTTTTTTATGGAAAAATACCCACGAACAGGAGTGATTTATTCTTAATTGAATAATGAAAGATATAGTCTAAACTATATGGAAACATATAGAGCATAGGATAAAGAGCCTATGGTTAATCACAAAAATTGGAAACAATGAAGTATGCCGGTTCAGTAGCTGGGACATTGGGCGTTTCTATGGATGATTTATCAGTTGCTATCGGTCTAATGGCGAATTCATCAGTAAAAGGAAGTCGTGCAGGGACTGCAATGAGAACATTGTTGGCAAATTTAAGTGCACCTACTGAAACCGTAGCAAAAGCTATGGATAAATACGGAATAGGACTTGTTACTGCGAAAGATGGTTCAGTTGACTTAGATAAAACATTAAGAAATTTAAGAAGTAGTTTAAAATCATTACCTTTAGTTGAACAAGCAGCAGCATGTAAAGATTTAGCTGGTAAAACAGGTATGACAGGTTTACTATCAATCGTTAATGCTACAGATGATGCATATGACAGTTTAACTGATAGTGTACAAAACTCTACTCAAACAGTTTCTTATTGGAATCAGAATTTAGGAGAAGCAGGAGTTACTGGGAAAGAATGTAGTGAAAGAATAAATAACTTAAAAGAAGTTTTAAGTCAAACAGAATATCTAGGTGCTGCATTTAACATGACTACACAGGATATGGCTTTAGCTTTACAAGTATTAGGGTCTGATGCAAAAGTAACATCAAAAAATGTTGAAGATTTATTTAGTGTATTAGATGCTATGAAAGATCCTACTAAATCACAGAAAAAACTTTTTAAAGAATTGGGATTAAGTTATAGAGAAATTAAAGATGATGCTTTCGATTATAGTGCTACTTGTGACATGATTAATGAAAATACAAAAGGAATAGTAGACTCTTCTAAAGGTTTAAAAAACGTTCTTTCTAAAAAAGACCTAATAAAACAATTATATCCTAATATGCCACTTGAAGAAGCTAATAAAGTATTAAAAGAATATGGAATGACTGCTAAAACTCAATCTACTGGTCAAATAGATTTAATTGCAAATTTAAAAGAACTTAGAAGCGCTTTTAGCGGTATGGATAGTGCAACTAGAGAACAAACATTAAGTAATCTTGGATTATCAGACTCTTTAAATGAAATAAATGAAGTATGTAGTTTATCTGATGAACAGTTTGATAAATATTGCAAAAACCTAGAATTAGTAACAGGTTTATCTGAAAAAATGTCTAACACAATGGATGAAACTACAAAGTATTATCTATTAGTGTTATCATCAGCCCTTCAAGATGTTGCTATACAAGGATTTGAATTTTTAAAACCATCCATACAATCTACAGCCGATGCATTAGCTGAATTTTTTACTGTATGGAGAAGTGGTAATAAAGATGGTACTACAAAAGATAATCAAACTTTATATACATTTGATAATTTTAAAAAAGCATTAGATAATTTACTCGAACATATAAAAAATGCAGATATATCAGGAGCAATTCAACAGGCTTTTAGTGGAATTAATACTTTTATAACTCAAGGTGGATTAAGTAGAGTATTAGCTATCGGCAAAGAAATTATACATCAAATTTGTCAAGGAATTATAAATAGTAAAGGCGATATAAGAGAAGGTATTTCAAGTGCTATTAAACAAATTTCTCAATTTGTTAAAGATGTTGCTCCAGAAGTTGAGGAAGCTGGTAAAGTTATTTTAGATGCATTAAGAGACGGAATAAAAAACAATTCAGACAATATACATGATGCTTTAGATGCAGTTGCTTCAGCTATGAATTCATGGGTAGAAGGAAGCGAACAAATAAAATCCTTAACTGGTAGTTTTGCAGATATTTTTATTGATAGTTTTATTGAAAATTTAACTGATAGATTTACTGGTAGAGCATCTGAACTTTGGCAAGCAATAACAAGTTGGATTACTAGTTCTAAACCTGATTTTAGCAAAGGTGGTACCGGTATAATACAAGGTTTAGTAAATTGGTTTACAGGGGAATCTTATGCTGATGAAAAGACTGGTAATGAAAAACCTCTTAATACTAGCAAAGATTCTAATAGTAACAAAATAAATTCTAAACTTTCTAGTATGAACACAGATGAAATAAAAGCATTACAAACACAATTAACAGCTTTACAGACAACAGTACAAAGTGTTTCAAATTCAATTTCTCAAGCATTTACATCATTACAAAATAATTTAAGAACTAGTTTAGTTGGATGTGCAAATATAGCAAGAAATCAATTTGTAAGTATATCAAACGTAGCTAGAAATCAATGCTTAAATGTATCTAATATAGTAAGAAACCAATTTCTATCTATTAGTAATATAATACGTAATCAAATTACAAATGCTAGAAATGTTGTTACATCACAAATGATAAGCATGAAGAATGTTATATCAACTCAAGTTTCAGAGGCTAGGAATAAACTTACATCTCAAATGATATCAATTAGAAATGTATCTAGAACACAGATTACACTTGCTAGAAATGCTGTTACATCTCAAATGATATCAATGAAAAGAGTTATAACTACTCAATCAAGAGAAGCAAGAAATAACTTTACAAGACAAATGATAAGTATGAAAAATGTTGCTAGAACTCAATCAAGAGAAATCGGTCAACAAATGGCTAACGGTGTTACTCAAGGTATTCAAAGCGGTACAGCAAGGGCAGTTAGTGCGGCAAGAAGTCTTGTTAATCAAGTTAATGCAGAAATGAAAAAGACTGCTAAAATAAATTCACCTTCAAAAGTTACTACTGATTATGGAGAATATATGGACGAAGGTTTAATTGTTGGTATGAAAAATAAAGCTGAACAAGTATATGCTGTAGCTAGGGATATAACTTCAGAAATGCAAAATGCAATGAAAATGGCTGTTCAATCTGAAACGACTAAATTTTCATTAGAAGCCAGTAGTAATAGTAATCTTAAAATTGTAAATAGTGTGAGTAATAACACTGTAAAAGAAATTGCTAATTCACTAGGAGAAACATTGAAAGAAACTATAGAAGGTATAAACGATAGACCTATTCAAGTTGAAGCTAATATGGATAAAACAAAAGTTGTTGATATAATAGCTCAACCTGTTCAACAAAAAAATAAAAAGATTGAAAAAAGAAAAAATAGATTGGAGGGGATAACAAGTGTTTAAATTTGATGGCATCGATTTAGAAATGTTTGTAGATGTAATTTCTATAGATACAACACTTATGTCAGAAAGAAAAAATGATTTTATAGACCCTCCATCACGATCTGGTAGATATTATCAAGATTTCAAATATGACTATAAAGAAATAACTGTTACTTTTGATATAAAAGCTGATACAGAAGAAGATTGTAAAAGTATTATCGATACAATATCATCTGTATTTAATGTTTCAGAAGAAAAAGAACTAATTATAGATGATAATGGAAGAGTTTATTTAGCTATCCCTGATGGTAAATTTTCAAAAGAGAAAATCACAAAAGGTATGCGAAGAATAAAAATGTCTTTTATATGTCCTACACCTTTTTCACACAATCCTGAAGCCAAAATTTTTAATGGCGAAAAAACTTTATCAGTTTCTAACGAGGGAAACACAAGTACTCCAGCAATTATAAATGTGGATTTTGAAGGAAATGCTACATACTGTCAAATTGATGGTCAAAATGGAAAATCAATACTAATTGGTCAATATCCTTCACTTACCAAACCGAAACAAGAAGAAAGTACAACTATTGTTTATGAGCCTTGTGAAACTACTGAAAATTTTGTTTCAGTAACAGGTGAAGTTGATGCAAAGAGAACTATAACTGGTACTATTCAACCGAATGACGGTGGCACTAGCTGGTGCATACAAGCATCTGATTATGGTAGCGGAGATAATTGGCATGGGCCTGCACTTAGATATAATTTACCTTCTAATGTTACTGATTTTGAATGTAGTATGTATTTTTATCATGATAGTAAAGGTAAGTTGAAATATAATGAAATTGGCTCTACAGATAAAACAAAAACAACTAAATATAAAGTAACTGCTACAACAGTAAAATTAAAAGAAAAGAGACTATCTAAAAGCAAAACTTTATTAAGTATTAAAAAAGGTGTATATTTAACACCTTTAAAAGTAAACGAACAGGAAGTTACTAATGGTTGGATAAAAACTACATATAACAACAAAACTGGCTGGGTTAAAATATCAACTGGTTTAAGTAAAATAACAACTACAACTGCAACATATTATACAAAACAAGCAGCATCTCTAAGAGTATCTGGAAGTAAAAAATCTAAACTTCTAGCAACAATACCTAAAGGTACTGCTATTATTGTATATCCTAAAATTACAGCTAGTAAAGGAAAATGGACTAAAGCAACATATCAAGGGAAAAATGGCTATATTTATACAGATTATATTATTGAAGGAGATAAGGTACAAATTGATACAGACCAAGAAGTTGATGCTGCAGAAGATAAAATTGGCCTACTCGAATGCTACGGATTAGATCAAGCCGGTAACAAATTATTTAAGGTTATGTTATGTGATGAAAACGAATGGTATGAAGCTACATATCCATTCGTTCAAGTTGGAAATACAGAGTTTTTAAAAGATAAAGATTTTAGTGTACCTGAAGCTAAAACGACAACGGTTACAAATGTTTCAGATGACAGTCTAACTGTGAGTACAAAAACATTAAGAAGTGGTAAATATGGTAACTGGAATGAATTTAAAGGTCACTTTACTATAAGAAGAGAAAAAAATGAATGGTATGCAGAGGTAATAAAGTATAATTCTGAAGGCGAAATTGAAAAAACTTTACCAAGTGAAGTTATAAAAAGTGATAAATTTCCTACTGGTGATTTAAATCATATAGTTGTTTACTTTGGGAAATATGCTGATAAAGATGTTGTTGATACAATGACATTTAATAGATTAGTAATAACTAAATTAAATGAAGTTAATCAAGATGAAGAGCAAGATATAATAATTTTCAAAGAAGGTGACGAATTGAAAGTTGATTTTGCCAATAATGAAGTTTATATAAATAATGTAAAAAATATGGAACATGTTGATATAGGAAGTAAGTTCTTCGAAATACCTCCTGGTGATTTTGATTTAAGAATATCTAGTGATGCCAATATTACAAGTTCGATTATTTATAATGAAAGGTGGTTGGATTAGTTGCAAGAATTAGTAACTGAGATATACATTTTAAACAGAAGAAAAAAAATAATAGATGTATTATCAAATAACGGGACTAATCCAAGCAGTCCTTTTTTTGATGATGCTTTTAAACTTTATTTAAATACTGGAGCTGAAAGTTTTGAATTTTCTACAATAGCAAATGAAAGAACAACAGGTGTACAAAAGGGAAATTTTATTGTTTTTTCATATAGAAATAAATATAAATTATTTCAAATAATGAATACATCTAGTCAACATACGAATGGTGCAGTTATAAAAAAATGCTATTGCGAAACAGCAGGATTAGAACTTTTAAATAAAATTGTAAGAGAAAGTACATTACAGGGCGATGTTACTACATTCTTTCATTTACTTTTACAGGATTCTACATTTGAATTAGGTTATGTAGACCCTTCTATTACGACTTTTAAAAGTGTTAAGGTTGAAAAACCAACTCCAATTTATACAGTAATCCAAGATAATTTAGAAATTTATGATATTGAAATTGAATTTACTGTAGATATAAAAAATAACAAAGTTTATAAACAGTATATAAACGTATATAAGCAACGAGGACAAATCACAAATGCAAGATTTGAATATTCAAGAAATTTAGATGATGTTAAGAAAAATGAAGATTTAACAGAGTTTTGTAGTGCATTAGTTGGATATGGTCAAAATGGAATTAATTTTAAAAATGTAGAATGGTTAAAAGCTAATGGAAACCCTACTGATAAACCTTTAAATCAAGATTTTATAGCAGATGAAGATGCGCACATATATTTTCATAATGATGATGGAAGTTATATAACAGGAGTGTATGAATGTGATGCTAGTAATGCATCTGACTTACTTAATGAAACATGGAAAGAACTTCAACGAAGAAAAGAACCTCAACTTGATTATGAGACAAGTATATTATTACTTTCTGATGATGTTGATATAGGTGATACTGTATATGTAATAGACGATGATTATATACCTTCTTTACGTTTACAAGCTAGGGTAACAGAGTTAGAACTATCTTTTACAGATTGGGAAAATAAAAGTAAATGTACATTAGCAAATTATAAAGAAGTAAAAAGTAAAATAAAAAGTCTAAATAAAGATGATCTACTAAAAGATGTTCTGGAATTTTTAGGTAATATAGGAGTAGGTTCTTTAACAGATGAAGACATTTCTAAAATAAGAGAATATCTTGAAAAAATGGGTCTAGAAAAAGAAGAGATAGATAAAATATTCGATGAAATTAGTAGTATTATAAATCCAAAACCAGACCCTCCCGATGAAGGTGATGGCGACCCTGTCTATATTGACACTTATAAAAATGGAGTATGGCTTGGAGATGATAGATTTTATCAAGTAAAGACTTCTAAGACAGTATCTACTACTGATAAAACTAATGATAAATATGCAGAAGCATTAGCATTATATGAGAAATATGACATAGGTAAATATCAAAATAAAGCGAATCTCAATGAGCTATCATCTACAGGAAATAAATATAAACTATATCTTATTGTTGAACATTATTGCAAGAAATTTGGATTAGACCCCAACTTAGTATATGCGGTGATTATGGGCGAATCTAGAGGCGACCCTTACAGTGCTACTGGTAGTAATGGTGGTTATGGACTTATGCAATGTGAAAGAAGTACATACTTCAAAGAATGGGGAAATAAAACATTTACTATAAAATATTTAGATGGCAATACTTATAAATTCCTTCCTTCTTATGCGAATATGACACCTGGCAAGGGAGGAAATACAACAGTTAACGGAATAACAGTAGATAAAAACATCTTAAATCAAATTCGATTCGGCTGTTGGGAACTGAGACAAGCTATAGATTATGCTCACGGAAACATATTTGGTGGATTAGTAGCTAACAATATGGGACAAGGTTCATTAAACTGGATAGTGAGTAAGTATGTGTGCGATAAATACGGATATACATTCGTTGATTCTTATTATTTGAGTTCTCAATCAAACGAAACAAAATTAAAAGTTTACGAGGAATTAGATAGCTTAAAATTTGACTTTGCAGCTTATAGACAGAAATTAAAAGACCAAAAGGGATTAGGAACACCAAATAACGTAGAATTGTATTTGTGTTGGTATAAAGTAGTAAACGGCCAATTACCTTACTATGTGGATGCACAGGGTAATAAATTAGGTTATGGAGTTGGTACATCTACTCCAAAAGGAACAGGCCAAGCAAGTGCATCTGATATAAGACAAATTATAGTTGATACTGCAAAAGCTATAGTTCAACAGCATACAGATAAGTTAGCAACATATGACCAACAATATAGAACATGGAATTTTAAAAAGCCTCGAAAACATCCTGGTAAGTTTTATGGATTACAAAATCCAATATGCTATGACTGTTCAAGTCTTGTTACTTCTTGCTATGGTGAAGCTAGATTAAAAAGTATATTTCATGATGATTCATATTGTGCTTATGGCTCACTTGTTGACTATGCAACGAAAAAAAGTGGTTATACAATGTTTAAGATAACAAAGACAACTATTGAGAACATGAAGGCTGGAGATATTATAATGATGTGTAATAAAGAGTGTCCTGATACTCTTACAAGAAGTAAAGCAATGTCAAAGAACTTTACTCACCATACATTAATTTATTGTGGTAAGGTCGATGGTACTCATATGGTAGCACATGCTAGAAAGTGGGATTATTGGCCAAAGGCTATAAGGTATATGCCAGTATATAATGATATCTATAAATACGGATTTTGTTTAAGACCTTACGATTTAGTTGAAGCCGATAACAATAATGTAGAGGACACTCCTGTGATCGACAAGACAGATATGAATGAAGTGTACATAA